CGCACTTTTCCTTCCAACGTCCGAGGGAGGGCGCTCGCCCTCCCTTTGATTTCCGATCTAGCGCACATGCTCCCATTCGGGGTCGTAGGCGAACGGGATGTCGTACCACACGTCGCCGTCGATCTCGTCTACGAACGTGGTGACTTGGTTCTTGTACTCATAGCCGTCGATCAGCGTCTCCGTCTCCGGGGTCTTGCGCAGGTACAGGTCGGAGTTCCAGTGGTCGATATCGCTGTCCGGGATGTTCACGGTCTGCTCGTACAGGCTCTGGGCCTTCTTCACGCTCGCGGTCATGGCTGCGGCCTTCCTCTTGGGGTTCTTCCTGCCGCCCATCTTACCACAAGTCTTAACTTTTGTCTTAACTTTTCCCTCAACTTTTTCTTTTACACTTTCGGCGGCCTTGATGTTCCTCTCGGCCAGCGCCACCAGCATGCGGTCGTGGATGTCGCACGCGAGCTTCGAGCGCGATGCCACGCGGAAGGCGAAGCCGTTTTCGATGGTGTACCCGTCGTTGATAACGATGTCGCGGCCGAAGCCCTCGTAGTCGAAGTACATCTCCTTCTCGTCGTCGCTGATGCCGTCGAAGCCAAGCTCATCGACGATGCGGTACCCCAAGTCGCGCTCGTCGTACACGTCGCTCCAATAGTCAACGTCGTCGATGTGCTCGGCGACGTATTCAAGGCTTTCGTAGTCGAGCAGCGCGTCGAGCAGATCGTCGTCGAGGCCTGCGTCCTCTATGGCCTCCACCCACTCGTTCACGCTGTATATGTCGTCGTACTCGCCGACGCTGCTGCCAAGCCCGTCGGTGTCGGCGATCATTACCTCTTCGTAGAACTCGCCGTCGGGGCCGGTCTGCGCGCGCTCTATCGCCTCGTCTATCTCGCTGTCGCTCGCGGGGAGGGACAGCCAGTCGCCGTTGGTCGGGTTGGACACAGCGCCTATGAAGATCGCAACGTCGCCGCCGAACGCGACCTTGCGCGCCGCCCAAGCCTTGTAGCGCGCCTCCTTGGTCTTCAGGCGCGGCTTGCGGTTGCCAACGTGCTTGGCGGACTTCACGGCCTCCGCCTTGTACTCCGCGTAGGCCTTCTTCTCCGTCAGCTTCGCGCAAGCGATCAGGCCGACGGTGCAGCCCATGCCAGCGAGGTGGTGGCGCACGTCGTCGTCGATCTTGCGGGCCATATGGCGCTCGGCCATGCGGGATGCCACCCATTCCGCCTTGGCGATCTCCCCTGCGGGCACGCCGTCGGGGTCTCCGTCCATGAGGTCGTCAGCCGCGTCGGTAAGCTCGTCGATGTCCTGCGCGACCCTGAACGCGGCGCTCTCCTTCTCGTGCGCCTTCAGGTGCTCTTCCAAAGCGTCGTCGGCATCGTTCTTGGCATCCTCGATGCTGTCGGAATGCCCGCTGTCCACGGTGCGGTCGTCGGTGTCCAGCACGTCCCAGCGGTAGCGCTTCTCGCCGCCGTCGTCCCACTTGACGGTCGCCTGATAGCCGCCGTCGTGCTTGCGCCACGTGGTGTCCTTCTCGTCCGGGTTCCCCTCGTTGTCTGCCTTCCATTCAGCGGCCATCTTGCGGCCTCCTTCCATGCGCTTCAGGCGCTTCAGCTCGTCTCGCTGGTGGTCTGTCTCGTCGTAGTCGTAAGGCAGCGCGAAGTCCGTCACGCAGTCGCCGTCGCCCTCGCGAGCCTTGCGGCTCATACCCTTAACAAGCTCCATCTTTCTCTCCTTACTCGCCGAAGACGCAGGCGGTAAAATCGAACGTGTATTCCGTGCCGTCCGTCTTGCTCTCGGCATCCTCGGCGCTCGCGTACAGCGTCGCCGTGAACTTCTTCACATCCTTCTGAATGGCGGCGACGAGAATGATGGCTCCCGGCCCGTCGCCCGTCTGGCCGAACACAAGCGTCTTCTCGCCGCTGCCGAGCGTCTGGCGGACGAACGCGGAGCCGTCAGCCGCCTTCATCTCGAACGCGGCGTAGTAGCCCGTTCTGTCCTCCTCTGCGGCGGAGAACTCCGTCCAGTCGGGAACGTGGTTGACGGTTCCACCGAAGACGACGTTCGTGCCTTCGACTCTCGCGGTGAGGCCGCTCGTCAGCTCGCCTAGGTTCTTACCGGCGAAGTTCGTTCCGGCGAAGTCCGTCTTCCCTATCGTCAGCGCCGCTGGCTGCGGCGGCTCCGCGACGAGGGCTTCCGGCGCTTCTGAAACGGTTATCTTCGCCTGACCGACCGACATCAGCATGCACACCGGGTTCCCGTCGCCGACCGTCAAGCGACCGTTGGCATCCGATTCGAGCAGCACGCGGCCTCCCGACTTCAACGTCGCCTCCGCCGCCTCCCAGTCAGCATCCTTGTCGATGACGGAGCGCGACACGTCCGCCATCGCCCCGCCTCCGAAGACGAGAACGCCAGCGCTGGGAACCTCCCAGACATTGTGCGTCCTGTACGTCGAGAACAGCCCCAAGGGGCGCTCCGCCCCGGTTGACGGCCTCACCCCGTCAGGCCCCATGCAGGCGACCATGCCCGGCATGATGTCGTGCCTCGAAGGGTCAACGGGCCAATCTTGGAACGTCGCCTGCGTCTTCGTGAACAATGGTTTCAGGGTTCGATGCTCCTGCGTTGCGAAATTTGACACTATAGCCATCTGCTTTCCTTTCCGATAACTCCGCCGCGCATCAATTCGTCAAGCGATGCGGAGTAAGAGGCGATCTTACCTCCGCTCGCAAGATCGTAGTCTATGCCCTCTGCGTACCCGGCATCGGCGAGCGCCGCGAGCACGGTGCCCTGATCGTCCGGAACGTCGAACAGGCGGGCCGCGACGCGGGCATCGTCGGTGTCCTCCGCGTACTCCTCCTCGGCATCTTCGGTCACCTCCGCGTCAGGCTCCTCCGCGTCGTCCAAGTCCTTGCGCAGCTCCTTGTTCTCCTGCGCCTCCTCCGTGTCGATGTCGCCGAAGCCCTCGGCGTACTCGACGTACTCGCACACGTCGCAGTAGATGCCGTCGAAGTCTGGGCTTCCGCATATCGGGCACACGCGGTCGGAGTTCTGCATGTCCACCTCTTCGGGGATGCGCAGCTTGTTCACCATGTTGTCGGCCAGCTTGTAGTGACCGGCGATCTCTTGGAGGGCATCGGCGTAGAACTCCTCGTCGGCATCGGCGGCCTCCTCGACGGCGCTCCACACCTCTGCGGCAAGCTCGTCGTAGCTGTCGAAGGACAGGCCGAGGCTGTCGTACTCCTCGATGAAGTCGCTGGCGAAGCCGCTTGCGTCGTCTGCGGAGCCTTCCTTGCCCTCGCCGAACGGCTCGATGCCGAACCTCCTGCACGCGGCGTTCACCTTGTCGATGACGGCCTGCCTGTCATCGGACGGTATCTCGACCTTGTTCCCGCGATAGCCCTTGCCGAGCGCGGCCTTCGCCGCAGCGGCGTGGTCTTTGTCCGAGATGTCCAGCTTCCAATCGCTCGGATTGTCGGTCGGAGTGTACGCATAGTCCGACTTGCTCTTCTCCGCCGCCGTCACCCGAAGCAGCGTCCGCGCCTCGTCGTATACATCATCGTTCATGTCGGTGTGCCTCCATTGCATCGTCCCGAACATATGGTCGGCAAGCGTCCCGTCTGCTCCGCTGCCCACGTAGCTCTCCACCACGTCGTTCAATTTCTTGTCGAAGATGTAGTCGTAGTTCTCCGTGTTCTCGAAGTCAGACCACCTCGCATAGCCGTACAGCTCGCCGCCGTACATCTGCCTGTTGATGCCGTCGAGGTACCAGTTGCACCCGCCAACGCCGTAGCCCCAATGGTCGGAGCCGCGAATAACGCCGTCAGGGAAGTACCAGTACTCGGAGCCTGATTCGCTCGTGTAGTCGGGAGCGCCCTGCGGCCTGTCCTCCACCTCCGCGAAGTTCGCCTCGGTCTCTATGTAGAAGTTGTCGGGGCCGAACTCCCTTTCCTTCGCGGCGACCTTGGCGGTCTTCGCCTCGGCCTCCAACGCCTGCACGGTGGCCGTCGGGTCTGCCGGGTCGTACACCCAGCTCTCCTCGAAGAACGCTATGCCGTTGCATATCTCGAACGCGAGAACGCCGTCGAACTCGCGCCCCTTCTGCTTGATGTGGTTGCAGAACTGGGCGGGCTGCTCTGCCACGTTCCCGCACACCGAGCACGTCGTGGTCTCGCAGTTATGAACGGCATACCCCTCGGCAATATAACTATGATCTTCCTCAACTTCAAAGTTATACACCATCCCCGTGTACGGAAGAACCCTTATGCGGTCTATGCGCCTCCAAGTGCCTTGTTCGTCAACATAGCACATCGCCATTTTCTTCTGTTCTTCGGAGCGATCTCCATAAGAGACGTAACGTGTGTGTTTGGCAATATCGGATATTCTCTCGGAAGACCTAGCGATTGGTTTGGACATCTTGATGCCAAGTTGAGTGCATATTGAAAATATCTGATATGCAAGGTCTTTTGAAACGGTGGAATATGCGACCCTGTGATCATCAATGTAATGTCCGTCTCCATTAAGATACGCTTCGACAAGATCGCCAAGACACTCATCATCCCAGCGCATTGCTTCGTCGCTTATTCTTTTCCCATGGGAATACTTCCCACCATGCTCTAACATCATATTTGCAAGTTCCGGTGAATTGCACCTTATCGTAGCAGCTCCACGCTTGATATATGGCCCAACCGCCTTATATCCGAGTTCAGAGCAAAGCGCCATGACTTCATCGTGATAATCAGTCTCGCTATCGCAAAACGTCCACTCGACAAACGCTGGTGCGCCAACACCAATGTTCAGCTTTTTGTCATATCCGAAGTTTCCCTCTGCGAGATAGTATCCAAGGAGCCTTGCGAACACGCGATTCCCGCCACGCGATGTGCGAACGGGCTTCGGGTCGAGAACGTAATCTCCAACCTCCAAGTCACTCGCAATGACCCATCCTTCAAAATCGGGCTGGTATCCATGGCCGTCAACGCCGTTCTTCGCGGCCTCGCGCACATGCGCCGCAAGGCTTCTATGGCTCTTGAACGAGCGCCCGCAAATGCAAGAATGCTCTGCATTGTCGCCATCATGAGCTATCCTGCTTTCACGTATGGTTCGCATCGCGTCGTTCTTCATTCGACGCACCCAGACGGGATGCTCGTCGGTAAGAACCATCGGACGTTTGCTTCCATAAGATCGCACCTCATACACGATTCCGGAATGCAAGCTCGCCATCGTGTCGGCAACCCTTCGCACGTTCCCAAGATGCGTTATAACCTCATCGCCGACCGCAACGTCTTCGATGTTTTTGACGGTGCCGTTTGACATAGTTATATGCGTTCCGGGGACAAAGCAGTTGAGGCCCATGGAAACGGTGTCGATGTCGCCGCTGCGGATGAGCGCGCACAGCCTCGGGAACGTAACCTCGTCCATCTCCATCAGAATCTCTATCCAACGGTCTTCCGGGTCTTCGTCGTGGTACACCGCGTCGATGATGTAGCCGCGCGCCCTGTCGAGGTTCGTGTTCGAGTGGTTCACGTACACCGGCTTGCCGACGAACGTGCGGTACGCGGTCTTCAGCTCCTCGTGCGGCAGCATGTCGAAGTTCAGGTTCGGAACGTCTGCGGTGCATGCGCGGACGGAGACGTACAGGAACCCGTCGCCGCGATCATCGTACTCGAACGATCCGAGGGCCTTGCGCGCGGCGACGCGCCCGGTCGTCCCGAAGCTCGTTCCGATTATGGAGCAGTTGGAGAACTTAACGAACATGCTTGCCCTTCTTCCTCGCCTTATACGCCATGTAGCAGTTCACGATCAAGGCGGCCTCCATGAGCGCCACCAGAGCCATTTTGACGACGAGAAGCGCGTTCGGGCCCGGCAGGCCTATGAACGCGCTGTCGGCCAGCGTCACGACCGCGAGAACGCCCATTATGAGCGCTATGAGCATCTTGTCGTTCGCATAGTAGCGGATTGCCATGACGGCGAAGCCCGCGAAGACGACGAACGCCGACGGCATGACGACCGAGTGCGGCGCTCGCGCGAAGAAGCCGCCGATGACCGACGACATGAAGACGAACACGACGAGCAGCAGCATGTCTATCGAACGCCAGCTCTTGTCGGTCGCCCCCGCGAACATGAAGACACCCGCCATGCCGTAGGCTGCGAGCGAGAAGAAGCGGGCGAACATGTCGTGCTCGCCCACCGATGCGATGATCGAGGCGGAGAGCGCCATCGAGGCGAGCGCTGCGGCCATGTAGGGCATGCTCTTGTCCCCGCACGTCCTGACGCTCAACGCGGACGCGATGACGAATATCGGAAAAGTCGCTCCGAAGATCGAGAAGACAGCGGCGTTCATCGCTTTTCGCCTCCCTTCGAGGAGCTTGCTTCGTCCTTCGAGCCTCCGAACTTCAATTCGAGCGAGTTTATGATCTGCTCCAATATCATGGGGGCTATGATGGCCGAAGAGAAGGCCGTCCAGATCGACTGATCGACTATCACGCCGACCGCGCCGCCCATTATCAGCGACGCTACGAAGCCGAGATGGACGTACACGCCTCCGTCGTCCTTGCGCTCGATGCGCAGCGGAAGCTCCAAGCAGCCGTCGTTCACGCAGATGTCGCGGACGAACGCACCGCAAGCACCGGCGAGGAACAGGAACAAAGCCTGCTCGAAGCTGGTTATCTCGCTCATGTGCACGAGCGATGCGAAAAGTTCGTCCACGCTGCGCTCCCTTCTTTAGTAAAGGGAGGCATCTTCTCCCTTGTAGCGGTCTCTGTTGCGAGCCAACTGGCCGGTGCTCTCCTCTTGGAGTTCCTTCTGCTCCTGCTGGCTGAATATCCTTGTGGCGCTTTTATTGTATCCGCTGTTGCTTTTCGCCGCCACTGGCAACGCGACGCGCCGAGCGCCCGCAGACACGCACATGACACCGCCGTACTCGTGGACGCGCATCGCCTCGCGGATGCCGCGCTGCATCGTCTCGGGGGCCGATTCGTCGAGGAACGCGACGGCCTCGCGCCTCTCGCCCTCGTTGGTCGAGTACAGGCGCGCGACCATGGCGTTGAACACCTCGTCCTCGAAGCAGTCGGGGCACAGTTCGTGCAGCCCATCGCGCTCGCCGTATTTCCCGCAGTGCGAGCAGAAGCCCGTCTCGTTGTAAACCATGCTTGCCGTCCTATCTCCGAAGAACTCTTTCCTCGCCCTCGCGTTGCTCACCATGAGCGTCGCGAGCGCGTGGCTGCACATCCTGCCGCCCCAGCCGCTCCTGCTGCTGTGGCCCGGAGCGCCGTCGTAGTAGCTGCCCCACTTGCAATCGCACAGGTAGCCCTGAACCCATCCGCCGTAGTTAGGCGACTTGTTCCATCCCTTGCGCGCGAGTATCACGCCGTAGGGGCCTCCGCGATAGACGGGGAAGCGCCCCGCCACCTGCGCGCTCGTGACGACGGCATCGACCTCCTCGCTGTCGTCGCGGGTGATGACAACGCCGCCCGTGGCGGCTATGGCCTCGGCCTTCGCCTTCACGTCCGCCCATGCCGCGCGCTTCTCCAACATCGACGTTTTCCGCATGTCGTCTGCCACCGCGAGCGGGCAGTGCAGCAGGCGCTCGTCGGAGCGTTCGTAGGAGCATGCGCCAAGCTCGACGCTCGCCGTCCTCTCCGACACGTCAACCCTCTGCACGCACCGCCCGCAGTCCCAGAACATGCAGTCGCATCCGCTACTCATCGCCGCCGTCCTCCGCGACCAACGGCACGCCCTGCTCCACCAGAGATGCCGTTCGCTTGCTGCGGACGCTTGCGCGGTGGTTGGCGACCACGGAGCGCTTCGTGCTCCCAACGTCCTTCATGGCGCTTCTGGCGGCCTCGTGCGGGATGTCTCCGCCCTTCGCCGCGAACGTGCCCGGAGCGTCCATGTCCTCGCGCCTCTCGTCCGACACGTCGGGTCTTGCGCCGTCTCCGGGGGCGTACTCCTCCTCGTCCACCACGTCGGTCACCGCTTCGAGCTGCGATACCGCCTCCTCTTCGGGCGACTTCCCGAACGGGCCGTCCTTGCCGTCGTCCTCCTTCGGGGCTATCTTCTTCAGAAGCTCCTGCTCTTCCAACGGCGCTATGCCGTCCTTCATGAACTTCACCGTGTCGGGAGGAACGGGAACGCCCTTCTCGACGCACGCGCGGAAGATCGCGGCGTGCTCCTCCGCGCGCTGCACGGCATCGTGTATGGCATCCTGCGATGCCTGCTCCGCCGTCGCACGGTAGTCGATGTCGGTTCCCATGAAGAACGCCTGACGGGCGATTGGCACGCCCTGCTTCTGCAACTGCATGAGGAAGTCGCGCGTCTTCTCCGTCGTGTTGAAGTTGATCGTCTCCATGCGCAGCTCCGGATAGAGCAGCTTGGGAACCTCCTTGATGACGTAGCCGCCCTCTCCGTCGTTGACCGATTCGTCCCACACCTCGCGCCACTCGGTCTTGTCGATCTTGACCCCGCCTATGATGTCGTAGTCGTAGATGCCGTTCGCCTCGGCGACGAACGCCGCGCGGCGGTTGTACAGCTCGCACAGGCACTTCTGGTAGCTGCGGAGCATCTGGCTCGCCAGCTCGAACTCCATGGCCGACGTTGCGTACGGGCCGCTCGCAGGCTTCAAGATCGACGATGAGAGGCCCCACGCCATGAACAGGCGGTCGTCGTACATGTCGATGTCGTTCTTGAAGTTCGCCATCTTGTCGCCGCGTATGACCTCCTGCACGTTCACAAACTGGTTTGTGACCAAGGCTCGGAAGTCGGACGAAAGCGCCTCGTCGAGACGCGTTCGGAAGGTAGCTATGGCGTTCGGAGACGGGATGTAGGGGCTTCCGTCGGCAAGGTTGCCTCCGAGCGAGAACAAGAGGAGCGGCGCGTACATGCGGTCTGCCGTCGCGAGCATGGCCGACTGAAGGCGCTCCTCCAACCGCAGGGTGTTCCAAGCGCGCAGGGCGACCGGCGTTCCGTGAAGGTCTCGCACGCTGTCCTTGTTCGCGAGGTGGACGCATCGGTCTGGCGATATGAGGATGTCCTTTCCGGTCTTCACCAGCTCGGCGAACTCCGGGTTCTCCTCCTCGAAGATGCGCCCTGCAACGTCCATGCTGTTGACGATGCGCTTCATGTCCTCGTCGGGAACGAACTTCAAGATGTTCTCCGATGAGAACGGCACCCTTATTATCTCCATCTGGCGCGGGTCTAAAAGCTCCTCGCCCGTCCATATGCCCAAGCTGTCGTCCCACACGCCGTTGGCGAACACCTCTCCGTACTGCCAGTACTCGCGGCCAACGTCGATCAGGAAGTTCTCGTAGTCCAAGTCCTCGAAGAAAATCTGCTCGAAGAAGTCTTTCACGTCCTTGTTCTTGCATTCGAGGTGCGCGCCTGCGGTGGGGTACCTCGCGTACACCTCCAAGCAGTTGTGAGACGCGAAGCCGTCGGCTAGATAGCTATGGTCTTCATCGACCTCCAAGTTGTACACGGCCCCCTCGAACCTCTCGACGGACACCGACTTCACCGCGAAGTGCATGTAGTCGCCGCTTAGGAAGCCGAGGGAGACGCGCGAGTACGGGCGCTTCTCGCGCTCGTGCCGTATACCATTGTCGTCGCGAAAAGAGCATGCCGATGCCCCGCTGTACCTCACAGCGCCGAGCGACGTTTGCACGATGGACGCTTTCTCATTGTCCGCGACGAACCTCTCGAACATGCAGTTCCGAGGCCATTTCACGCACACCTCGTAACCGCACCTGATCGAAATAGCGGCAAGGCCGTTCACAAGATCGCGGGAGACGCTGTTCATCACGATCTCGTTCTTCCCGTTGCAGCCGTCTCCACGGAAGAACCCGACAAGCAGCTGACGCTGCTTCTCGATTGGAAGCTCCTGAACCCATAGCGGTATGCGCTTCGAGTGAGCGCCGCACAAAAACTCATCGCGCAGCCATTGGGCGAGCGGCGCGGAGTTCACATCGACGACCCACATGTTCCTGCGCCCGTCTCTGCGAGCCTTCGCCTCGATGCCGAGGCATTCGCGGCATATCCTCTTAACGTCATCAACGTACTCGACCTCATGCGCGCCGAAGCAGATGCTCGTCCTGTTGCCCGATGCCGCTCCGTCAGAGAGATGGTATCCCACGAACCTGAAGAAGTCTGCATTCGCCTTGATCTCCAACCGCATCGAACGCTTCGACTTCGTTGGGGGGACGACCTTGCCCGTCTTCGTCTTGTACGAACCCTGAACCCATTCGACATCGCGCTTCGCGACGATACGCTCGACATCCTCGACGCTTTTGCCGACCGGCATCACAAGATAGTCTCCGATGCGAACCTCGCTCGCCGAAACCCACTTGTACTCGCCCTCCGGCAGCGCTCCGTCAAGGTACGTCGTGCCGCCCGTGCGTCTGAACACGTACAGGTTGTGGTCTTCGGTGCAGCGCAGCTCCGAATCGCTCTGATGCACCTTGAACGAATACATGTCCCCGTCATACCCGAACGCCATTGTTTCGAGAACCTTGCGGTAGCGCCCAGCATGCGTCTTTACCTCGTCTCCGACCGCCACGTCCTCGATGGGCACGAGAGACCCTTCGACATCGACGAGCGTCCCGGCGGGGTGGCACGCGCGCATGACGGGGTTGGTCTTCATGATGACCTCAACGCCGTCGAGGAGGTTCTTCCTCGCCTCCTCGTTGTGGTCGATGTCCATGTAGTTGTTGTAGCCGTAGCCTCTAAGGCCGATGCGCTTCTGGCGCGCCGGGTCGAATATGCGCGGTATGGCGAACTCCGCCCCCGGCTCCCCGAACGCCGCCGTGTGCTCGAACTTCGAGCTTGCCGGTGCCGCCTGCTCAACGAGCACGCGAAGATGGGACGCGTCGTGCGCCTGCACCTGACGGGTGGGGAGGTTGACTATCGCCTTCTTGCCTTTAGATTCCATGGACTTCGCATCCTATCTCCTTGTAGCTGCTGCCGTCGCTTAGTATGTACGGCTTCACGCTGTACTCGACCTCGCTGTTCATCAGCGTGGCGCTCGACTGCTCCAACCGCAGCGCGTTCTTTCCGCTAATTATACAGTCTTCAACGGTGAACCCGTCGCAATCGTAGAGGTACACGCCGGTGTCCACCGCCCGGTAAGAGTAGTAGACGGTGTTGGAAAGCTCGGAGACGGTGCCCTGCTTGTCTATCGCCCCTATGCGGAACGCGTTGTCCTTCGAGGAAAGGGCGGTCTCCATGAACACGACGGTGCCGTAGCTCGCCTTGCCCTTGCGCCAATCCGTCGCCGCCAGACCGTTCACGTAGATTCGGTACTTGTAGTACGTTCCGTCGTCCGTCCACGGCGCGCCCTCGCTCGCCGGGTTGAAGGCGAGTATCGCCTTCGAGCTGTCGGTTGACGAGCGCGTGACCGTGAGCAGCACCGGCGGCTTCACGTGCGGCGGGTTGTACTGGTACTCCACGCGCCCCGGCACGCTGGCCCAGTCGTTGTACGCCGTGACCGTGAAGGTCGTCAGCTCGACCTCGAACCAATCGACGGCCAGCGTGTAGTCGGTCTGCCCACTCACGTATTGGACGGTGAACGAGCGCGAGTTCACGTTGTTGGTTATCACGAACCGCGTGGGGGCAACGTCGATGATCGCGGAGAACGACAGCACCAGCTTCGTTATCTCCTGATCTTCGTAGTTGTTGTCCTGACGCGCGCGCACCCAGTTGAAGCCCATGGGAGGGCTTTTCAGCGTGAGGGTGGCGCTGTAGGGCGAGTATCGACCGGACACGGAGCTGTAGACGCGCGCCCTCACGTAATAGGTGAGGTACTGCGTCGTGAGCGAGCCGTTGAACGATGTCCACGTGCTGTTGTTCGTCGAGTATTCGAGCTGCACGACCGAGCTGTAGGTGTTGCCAGCGTCGTTCTTCGACGATGCGGACAGCGACGTGCCGGAGCGCGAGCCTGTCGGTGTCGCCGGGGCGTAGAGGGTGCCGTACCCCGTGACGCTGCCGGAGTTCGCCGTGCCGCCCGTGCCGTACGCCTGCACGTACACGCTGCCGGTCTTGCCCTTGATCGAGGAGGGCCAGCTGATCGAATAAGATGCGCCGGAAACCGCGCCCGAAGCGCTCGCCACCGTCTTGACCAGCGAGCCGCCAGCGTAGATTCTGAACCCCGTTCGCGGCTTCGACGCGGTTGGCGCGTTCGCCGAGAACGTGACGGTCGCCGTCGTGTCGGTGACCGACGAGAGCGAAAGGCCGTAGGGAGCGTCGGGCGCTACCGCGCCGTTCGCCAGCGAAACCGTCGATATGCTTCCCGCGAAGCCGTCGAGGTACGTGTACGTCGCGTAGCTCGCTTTGTCGGAGCGCTTCCAAGCGGCGTAGCTCGACACCTGCACGAGGCTGAACTTCTTCGTCTCGTAGCCGCCCGTGGTGCTCCAAATGCTCGCGTTGCTGTAGGTCGCAACGCCGGGTTCCAGCTTCGCAAGCAGCTTCGCGCTGCCAGCGTTCAGCTTGCCGTTCGAGGAGACGGACACCGTTCCCTCGTAGATGTAGGTGTAGTAATCGGTGAGCGACTGGGTGTTCTTCCACGTGAACGTAGCCCCGAACGTGGTGTTCGCCTTGACCGAGAAGCCGGTGGGGGCGCTCGGCCTCGTCAGGAGCGCAACGGTCTGCGACAGCTTCCAAGAGCCTGTCTTGCCGTACGTCGCTATCCTTCGAGAGCTGACGTTGCCGTTCGCGCTCACGCTGTTCGTCCACGGGTTGGCGCTGATCTGCGAGCCAGACCATCCCGGAGATGCCGCGTCGCTGTCGAACACGGCAACGTCAACGTTCGTCTGCGTGGCGGGTGCCTGCGCGGTCGAATGCGTGTCGTACGCAAGGCTCTCGCTCGTGCCGTTCGACGACGTGTACGATGTGATCGTCGGGGTCGCCTGCGTCGCCCAAGTAGCGTCGAAGTAAGTCCTGAAGTCGGGAATATCGACGGAGCCTACCACGTTCGACGAGCCGGAAACGCCGCCGTCGCAGAACGCCGTGTAGTAGTCGGCATCGTAGCCGGGGTACAGCGTCACGCTCCACGTCTGGTTGCCGCTGCCAGCCTCGGTGTTGCTCCACGAGAACCGATGGGAGTTCCCGCCGATGGTGACGTTCACGTACCTCTCGTCGGAGTAGAGCCACGCGTTGTAGGTCTCGTAGTAGGCCGTGACCCTGAACGTGACTGCGGTGCCGGAGCGGGACGTGACCGACGTATCGACGTAGAAGCGAACGCCCCATCCTCCCTTGTTGTACGCAGACCAGCCGGAGTTAGCCATGGTTTCCCCTCAACGTCATGCGGTATATGCCGGAGCGCGAGCCGCTTACCGACAGTATGGCGGAATCTTCCCCGGCCTTCTGCTTCAGAACGGTGTGCTCCTTGCTCTGACCTTCGAGCGACACGTTCCCGCTCACGACGATGCGCGTCACGACGTACACGCCGATGGAGAACTCGACTATCCCGCCGCCGAATCCCTCAACGTAGTCGATGGCCGACTGTATCGCCAGCGTGTCGTCGGCTATGCCGTCGCCCTTCGCGCCGAAGTCGGCGACGGACGCGTGGCGAAGCCCCGATTCGTACGCCGAAACGCTTATGGGGAGGGCGGACAGGTCGTTGCCCATCACTATCGACAGGTAGTCGTCGTACGGCATCGACACCGAAGCGTTGGGGGCTATCGACTTGTCCCCGACCTGAATGCGGTAGTTCGCCAAGTTGCGTATTTCCATGAAACGAAGCACTGGCCGCCCTTTGCCCTTCTCTCGCTTTTACCCGATAATTGTACTCAAAACAAGGTCGCTCGGATAGCGGCCCGGAAGGAGCGCCATGAAGTACAGGGTTGACGATATATTCGCAACGCCGAGCGAGCAGGCGCGCGGCCTCATGTTCAGGGAGGACTATCCGGAGGACGCTTGCGCCGCGTTCCTCTACCACGACGAGCCGCGCGTGCTGTCGTTCCACGGGCGCAACTGCCTGTTCCCGATCATCGCGGCGTTCTTCAGGAAGGACTTGACGCTCGACTGCTGGCACGTCCTCGAACCCGACGGGGAACCGGCCTCGTCGGTCGGCGAATGCTCCCTCGTCGTCGAGGTCAAGGCGACCGAACGCAACATCGCGGTCGTCTCGCAGTGCGTGAGGGCCGCAATCGACAAGAACTGCATATCCCTCCTGTAAAACGAAAGAGGCCCCTCACGGGGCCTCTCGCTGCCTCTTACGGCTATTCTTTCTTCGCGTGCTTCGCCTCGCCAACGTCCTCGGCCTCGCCGCCGATGGGCAGCTCCGCCTTGTCGTCGCTTGTGAAGTGAAAGAACTTGTCGAGCCATTCGTCTGTAACGCCAATCGCCTTGAACAGGTTGTAAGCCGCCTGAACTCCGCCCACCACGGCGGCCACCCAGAGCACGAACGTCTCCGGTGTCGGCGCTCCGCTGATGAAGGCGGTGAAAACGCCAGCGGCCAGCGATATGACCACGGCTATCGTCCAGTTGACCTTCTTAGACCAACCGCCGCGCTTGACGAGCTGAACGACATAGGGCAGGAAAAGCGAGAAGAACACGGCAGCGATAGCCGGAACCCACGCCTCGAAACCCTCGAACATAGCGTCTCCTCTCTTCGGGGTCTTTCCGCCCCGCCTCGCGGGGCCTTCGGGACATTATACGCCGAAGCCGCTACAGGCCGCCACCCCACGGCCTCCCGGCCCATCCGTCGGTGAGGCCCATCTGCCTCTCGAACTCCATGGAGCGCTCGAAGTAGAACTGCTCCTTCGCAAGGTTCTCCCTCATGCCGACCTCCGGCATGTAGCCGCCCTGCGCCGCGCCGGTGATGCGCAGCAGGGTTCCCTCTCCAAGCGCCTCGACCTGATCTGACAGGAGGTTCACGCACACCGTCGAAACGCAGTCCGCCATGTCGTTGTGGGTAACGTCGCCCGTCTCCGGGTGGTCTACCTTCTTGCCGTTCTTCAGGATGAGGAACTTCAGCTCCTTCTCCAACATGCACACCTCGCCGAGACCCAGTATGTCGTCTATCACGAACGGGGCGTGAACCCATCCTTGGTAGAGGGCCTGCTTGAACCGCTCCCAGCGCTTCATGTTCTTCTTCTCGGTGGCGGTGTCCTCCTCGATGACGACCGAGCCGTTGAGGAACGTCCCCATCGTCCTCTCCAAGTTCAGCGTGTCGATGAGCGACGCGCTCTGGTACTGGTCGAACGTGCAGCGGACGATGTTGAACAGCTTCAGGTACTCGATGATCTGCTTCTGCACGACCGTGTAGTTGATGCGCCGAACGCCGTGCTCGTCGGGAGGGAAGTCCTTCGCTTGGAAAATCTTCTGCACGTCGATGAAGGCGTGGAAGAAGCCGTCCTCGCACAGCTCCTTGTGGCCGATTGCTATGCAGAAGTTGTCGTTCACGCGCCCAGCGTCGCAGTGCATGACGTACTGGCGGTCGATGCGCCCGTGCCTAGCCGGGACGTTCGCGTTGCCCTGAAGGTCTGGGTACGCGTTGAACATCTTCTCAACCATGTCGGGGTTCAGGTACGCGTCCTGCGACTTGGCGAACTGCGCACGGTACTCAACCCTGAACTTCTCCGGGTCGCGCTCCTCCTCCATGGCGAACGATTCGTCCTGCTCCGGAGGAAGCAGCAGGGGCTTGCCTATCGCCGGTACGTACTGGCCGTCCGTGAACAGCTCCCACGACGGCGCTTGCATGCAGAACATGTCGGGGTGCTTCGAGCTGCCGTCCTCGTCGCGCTCGAAGGCGTTCTTGAACAGCTTGTAGAACATGCCCACCTCCGACACGGGGGTGGACGGGACGACTATCATGGCCTCCTTGCCGACCTGACGCAGCGACGGCGTTAGGGCCTTCCAGATCGCCTCCGACGATGCCTTCAGGCCGTCGTCGCGACCGTAGGCGAACTCGTCGTACGCCTGTATGATCGAGGCGTTGCCTCGCGCGGAATCGGGGTTGGCGGCCTTCGGCTCGACGAGAAGCGATGCCCTGCGCCTTATGTTCTTCCTGATGCCCGATTCGATCTGCCGCATCTCCTCGCGCTCGTTGAACACCTTGTCCGCAGCCGTTTCCAGCTTTATCGCGGTCTCGGACAGCGAGCTAGTCCACGGGTCGAACCACGAGCACTCTATGATGGTGTTCAGGATGTCGAGGTACAGCGCGGACTTCGCTTGGCTGAACGTCGTTGCCATGACATCGACGTGCATCTCCTTGCCGTCCGGCAGGTGGAGGACGCGCTGGGGGTTGCCGAGCGAGAGCATCTGGGCCAGCTTGTAGTCGATGAGGTGCGACACGGTGAAGCCCTTTGAGCCGCGTCGCCCGAGGCAGAAGATGTTCTCGCGGAAGTGCTTGTATCCGCGCTTCTTCAGCCACTCGATGCGGTCGAAGATGTCGAGCGGAATCTTCACCGGGCCGCCGTTGCGCGTGCTCTCGCGCCACCCTTCTATCACTTGGAAGTCGTACCGGTTCATCTGGTCGATCTCCAAGAAGATGATCTTCATGAGCGTCTTCTGGCGGGGGTACAGCGGTGTCCATTGCAGGGACGGCGTGTACATGTCGTAGAAGTCGCAGATCGGCGGGAGCCGTTCGAGCGCCAGCTTCGGGGCCGCCAGCGACGAGAAGACATCTATGCCGTGCTTGATCTCGCCCATGCTACTGAAGCAGGTTGGTGTCCCAACCCATGTCCTTCATCTGCTTCGAGCTGTAGCGCTGCGCGTCGTACGCCTTGCGCTCGATGTCCACGCCCTCGTCGAGGTACGCCTGCTGGCGCTTGTCGAGGCGGCCCGTGACCGTCACGACCGGGTAGAAGGTCTCGGTCTCCCTGCCGGGGACGATGAGGCCGGCGACGGCCACCGGCTCCTTCTTCGATTCTATCCCTATGTAGCCGTCGAGGCCGAGCCTGTCGTGGAGGTAGGCGAGCGACCACTTCAGCATGTCGGCAACCAAGTCGATCTTCTGCTTGCGGTCGTCGCAGGTGCGGCCTTCGTACCGCGCGGAGAAGTCCCGCTTGAACTGCTCTATGCGCCTCTGGTCGTCGGAGTTGATTCCCACGTTCGCCATTCTGTCCTCCAAAAGTGAAACGGCGCTCCCGCGCCAAGTCGATTCCCTATGACGGGCCGTTGCCCATGTACCGCTCCGTCCAGTCGCCTATCTCGTCGTCGCGGTTGGCGTAGCCCCCGCAGTTGCCGGAGTTCGGTTCGACGATCAGCTCCGGAACGTCGGCATCGCAGGCGCAGCCGAAGAAGCAGACGGCGAAGTTGTTCACGCCGTCTATCCTCCTCCCGTGGAAGCACGAGAAGCACGACTGTTTCCTGTTGCCCGCCTTTTTCAAACCGCTCCTTCAAGAAGGCCCCGGCACGGATGCCGGGGCATAGTATCGCACAGAACAGCGCGCCGCCGCTACACCTCGTCTATCAGGATGGCGTCGCAGTTGTTGCATCGGTGCTCCTTGTGAGACTTCACCACGACGTAACCGGCGAGGCGCTGTAGCTTGCGCACGCTGTTGGGCTTGATCTCGGCGATGAAGCAGCTCGACGTGATGAGGTCGATAAGCTCGCCGGTCGTCCCGTGCTCGCCCGCCGACGTGCCGAGGCGGTATTCGTCGAAGCACGTGAGCGACGTTGCGCGCACGCGGGCGGGCAGGCCGTGCTCGGAGTACATGTGCATGATGCGCTTGCGCATGCGCGGTATCTCCTCGCCGTAGACCTCCCTCATGGTGTACGCGAGGCCTTCCAAGCTGTCAACGGCGTTCTCGACCTTCTCGCCGATGACGCGGAGGATGTCGTCGTACGATAGGTCGCGGATGTTGATCGGGTCTAGGTAGTCGTCGCACTCGATGATGCCGCAGCTCGCCTCGTTGAGGAAGATCGGGGACACCTCCGGCGCTTGGAACTTGCGCTTGTGTACGAAGCGGATGCCAGCCATGTAGGTCTCCCCCACGTCGTAGCGCTTGTCGGGGATGAGGATGTCGATCTGGGTGTGCCCCAGCGAGCTGTCGGTTCGGATGATCTGGGCGCTTCCGCCGACCTTCTCGTAGAGCACCTTCAGGCAGTCCACGAAGTCGATGTTCTGGCGCTTCGCCTCGCCGAACTCGACGAGGTTGGGGGTCGTCTCGTCGCCGGAGCGGCGCGTTCCGAGCGCGAACTTCCTGTCGCCCTCCTTCTTCAGCCAGTAGTTGATGTTGTCGGCCCGCATGTCAGGCCCCAAGCGCACGAGGTACGGCACGGGAATCTTCAGCAGCGCGCCGATCTTGTCGTAGCACGCGATGTGCCCGACCAGATCAAGCTTCTCCTCGCCCATGGCGTTCTTGCCCACGAGGTACATGTCCTCGTTCTTCACGCGCATCTCGCTCCCGAGCGCTTCGGAGCGCTCGACCGCATCGTAGGCCTTCTTGGCGCGCTCGTAGGCCTGCCTGACCGTGATGATCTCCTTGCCCGCCTCGTTCACGTACTCCTCTATCGTCTTGCCGAGGTCTGTGTATGCGTCTGCCATCTCCCTAGCCTTCCTTCGATTGTCTCTCTATGGTCTCGACGGCCACAGCCGCCTTCCTCGCGGAGTTCATCATGTCGGCGTAAAGCCCTCCGCGCGAAACGCCCATGCTCTCCGGCGTGAGCTGCGCCACCACGTTGACCGTCCCGACGGGGACGAGCAGGCAGCTAACGCCAGCGCCCACCATCGCGTCGCTTATCGCGCCGACGGCCTCTTGGCCGATGTCCGCGCTCACCTCGACGACGTAGGTGGGCCTGCCTATGTCGTTCTGAAGCTCCATGACGCGCTCGACGTACTCCGCCGCCGCTCCGACGGCATCGAACCCGGCCTTGTCGGCGACGTACTCCGCGAGGGCGGCCCTGTCCCACACGACGCATCCGCCCTGCGGCTCCTGCCGTGCGGCCTCCTCGCGCCTCTCGCGCATCCTACGGAACAAGCCCATGCGGAACCTCCCCCTCTATCTCCTTGAACATGTCGAGCGCCATGGAGAGCGCCTTGCGCGAAGGGTTGCCGAACTCGTCGCCGTCGGGAACCGCCCAAGCTGGCGCGGACATGTCGATAGGCTCGCACCGCCTCTTGCACGGGTACCACTTGCGGTCGATGCGGACGCTGAAGGTGAACTCCCATTCGGCCCCCAAGTCCTCGTAGCCGATCAGGATGCCGTCCGCGCCGTCCGTCTTGACGCAGTTGCGCCACCCGTTCACCAGAGAGCGCTCGACGAGCGCGGAAAACCTCTCGAAGTCGTTCATGCGAACACCTCCTCGTCCGCCATGCCGCCGCTGGCGACGTGAACGCCCATGATTCCCTTCACGTTGTCGGCGACTATGGCGTTGATCTCATCGACGGCCTTCGGGTCGTCGGCGTGCGAGGATGCCATCGACCGGAACTTCTCCCTAGCCGCCTCCTCGCGGTTGGCAGCGTCGGCGGACTTGACTTCGAGCGCCCGAATCGTCTCCGCGAGCGACGCTATCCTGCCCTCGCACTCCGAGAACTCGTCGAACGCCTCGCGCCATTCCTGCATGACCTTGGTGATCGCGCTCCGCGAAGCGCCGTCAAGACCGGGCATCGTCACACCGCCGGTGTCGTCGTCGAGAAGTCGTACACGGAGGCGAGCGATGGTTCTATCAGCGTCTCGGCACCGTCGTCTTCGAGGGTCGCCGCGACCGCTCCGGGCCTCGCCTGCTCCTGCTTCCGGTTCTGCTGCGCCGCGCGCTTCAGCGGCTTAGGCCCGGAAGATGCCCTCTGCGGGGCGCTGACGGCCCTCTGGGGGGCGCTGGGCTGCTTTTCGGGTTCGGATGCCGCAGCGGATGCTTCGGGGGCGCAGAACAGCTCTGACGGCTTCACGGCGATCTCCGCAGCCGCCGCGCTCCTCCCCCTGCTCTTCGCAGCCACCTCCTCGATGCCGCCGGGAATCTTCACCTCGCGCTTGCGGGAGGGCTTCGGCCCCTCCGCCGGTGCGGCCTTCTTGGCCGGTGCGGCCTTCTCGGAGTTCGCTGCGCCGCCCTGCGAGAGGAAGCCCTTCACGACCGCCTCGAACTGCTCGCGGTGCCTCGCGCACACGTCGTCGAGGAGCATGTACCTCTCGCCGTCGATAAGAACCTCGATTGCGGCGGGCTTGTCCTCGCCGTACTCTTCCAGAATCGCCTCGGTCTCCTCCGGGGATATGACCTCCCCGCAACCGGGCACGTCGCACACCAACGCTATGCCCATGAGCTTCCATCTCCTTTGAACGCTCGATTATTTAATCGACATTGTATCACAGCCACCTGCCCTCGGTTGAGAATCTTTGCCAGTCGCCGGAGGCGAGCACGTTGCCGAGCGTCGGGCACCAGTCGCCGCGCCTGTTGTCCATGAGCCACTTCCGGAAGTCGGGGTTGCGAAGCGCCCGCAGAACGTCCTCCCTCCAACGCCCAACGCCGTCGCCCGCAGCCTCTGCCGCCTCGGCCACGATCTCCCGCTCGCGCTCCAAGAAGCTCTCGTTCTGGTACCGCAGCGGAACGTCCGGGTACGCCTCCCTGAAGTCCCGATGCGCAGCGTCGATTAAATAATCGAGTTCTGCGGTGCCCTGCCCTTGGGTGTCTGCGGAGATTTTCCGCGCGCGCGCGCGTTCATTCGTTCCTCCATCATGTCCCTCTCCGTCAGGAGTGGTTTGGTTGTTACAGGTTGAAGGGGTAGTCTCTGTAACGTAGTCTATGTATATGTCCCCTCTTTTTTGAGGAGACCCTGTCATCATTTTTGATGGGAGGGGGGTGTCCGGGTATGTAAGCTCGAAGATGCGCTCGACGTTGGGTTTGATGAACAGCACGTTGTTCAAAACCGTGTCGTCGGTTTCGATTGTCCTGAACACTCTGGTGATCGCTCCGAGCTTTTCCAAGAGGACGACGGCGCGCATGGCGGACTGCTTGGAGATGCCGAACTGGTCGGAGAGCTGCTTGTACGAACGTTGGAGCAAGTCCCCTTTGAACTTCCTCTGGAAGCCCACGGTCGCGCCCGTGCGCTCATCGCGCATCTCGGTCGGACGATACCAGTAAACTACGTCCGAAAGAACCATGATGGCGTTGAGGTTCGGCTTCCCCGTATCGCCCACGACCGTTTTGAACCAAGAGCCGGGGATGACGTTCCCTGTGATGTTGAGCTGGCCGATTGCCTCGACCTCCGGCGTTGTCTCTCTCATGCCCCCTCCCCTAAATGCCCTTTGGGCCGACAGCTGCGTACCATTCGATTGACCTGCCGCCGTAACTCCCTGTTTTCACAAGACCGGCGCGAATGAGCTTGTCGAGCGCTTCGTCGATCTCCGTCTGCGAAGAGAATGTGAGAAGCGAGGCGAAGAGGCTAGGGTCACCCTGCGTCCAATAAAGGCCGTCGTGGAAGTGCTCGCCGTTCGCGGCGCTCCGCTCGCATCGGGCGGCGATCTTCTCGTAAACGACTGCTGCCGTTACGCCGACTTTCACCGCGACGTTTTGGTCGAACGACTGTAGTGCCATGAGATACCCCTAACAAAAAAAAGACCTGTCGGACATTTCGCGTAGGGGTGCGCGATGACCTAAACAAGTCTTTCCGACATTTTAGATCATCACGCACCCCTACGCAAGACCCCATTGTATACCCAAGCGCCCAGAGATTACAAGATCATAACGCGTCGAACGGCATCCATTCGATTCTGTCCATCACGGCGCGCTCGGTTCTCCCGTCAATCGCGTCGCCCTCGAACCGAAGCTCGATGCCCGTCTTCCCTCCAAGGCCGCGCTCGATGTACGCTTCGAGCACCTTCTGCGCCTCGCTGTCGATGACCGATGCCCTGTGCATCTGCTCGACGGTCAGGCCGCAGCCGGTGAGCATGTCTATCCACTCCTTGGTGGCGACGGTCGAGTATGCTATGGGGCGCTTCAGCCCCGGAGCGTGCCACTCCACGTCGTGGCAGTCCCAATCGCTCTTCCTCGTCATCGCGGCAGCCTCGCTCCCGGCGCGTAGCGGCAACGGCAGCGGTTGCGGTCGTACACGTCGCGCCCCGCCTGCTCCATGGACGCTCCGTAGCGCTCCAAGAGCCTCTTGCCCTGCTCCACGGCGTGGTCGATGTCCATGAACTCCTCGACGAGCCGCACGTGGTCTGCGTGGTCGCCGGTCTTGGCGAACTCCTCGAACGCCTCGCGCGCCTCGGCCAGCTCCTCGGCGACCTTGCGCAGCTGCGTGTCGATGTCGGCGTACTCGCAGCCCGTGAAAAGCCCCGGCATCTCCGGGTAGTTGTAGCGGTGGCGCATGCCAGATTCCTCCTTACTCGGAACGTGAAAAGGGCACCCTCTCGGGTGCCCTTCGATGTTACATCCCATAGGCGCTCGGCGCTAGATGGCGACGTAGCCCTTTTCGTCGATCATGGCGTAGAACTCCTGCACCGGGAGCCACTTGGCGGCACCCTCGTTGAACATGGAGGCAGCGCTGGCGGTGTCTGCGTACTGCACCATGCCCTCGCCCTTCGCCATGACCTCTATCACGTTGCCGTCGTCGCCTTGGTACTGGCTCCCCTCGACGGCAACGTCGGCGTACACGTCGTGGCGGGCGCTCCTGATGATGTCGCCGCGCTCGATCTGCCCGACGAGGGCGGCTGCGGTCGCGGTGAACAGCGCGCCGCTGTCGAGCTGCACGCCGCTCACGGAGTTGCCGGAGACGGACGCTATGCGCATCTTGGAACCGGTGTGGGCCGACGCGTACACGTCGCCCTCGGCGATGCCTATGTAGCGGTCGTACCACGTCTGGCAGTGGTCTAGCGCCTCCGCGTACCCCTGCGCCGAACCGCTCGACACCTCGATGCCCTCCAACGTCACGCACCACGACACCCCGTCAGGCCCGAACGAGATGTGCGATTCTATGCCGGGGCTGACCTCCATCGTGTCGGTCACCGGCTCGACGGCCATCGTGCCCATCGAATGGTCTACCGAGAAGGACGTTCCGCACTCGTTGCACATGAAGGTGTCTGCGGGAGCGTCCTCGTACACCATGGTGGTGTTGGCGGAGGAGCACATGGGGCAGCACGTCGGGTCTTGCGGCCCCATGAGGTATTCGATGCTGCCGATGTCCCCTGCGGTGACGTAGCGCCCCGCCACGTCCATCTGGGAGGCGTAGAGCCTAGATGCGAGCGTGGACGGGCGCTTCGCGAGCGCGCTGAACCGGTACTTCCTGCCGTCCTTCAGGGCGTAGCGCTCGTCCGCCTCCTCGAACACAGCGTCGAGGTCGGCGAAGTCCTCCTCCGTCGCCTGAACGATCTCCAAATCGTCGTCGAAGACGACCTCCGGCTCCGTGAACGGTGCCACAAGCTCCTCGATCTCGTCGCGGCACAGAAGCCGTTCGTACTCCACGATGGCATCGGATATGGCCTCGCGGGCCTCGGCCTCGGCCTCGTCCATCGTGTACACGTCCTCCACGCCTTCGGCGACCTGCGCGAGAACGTCTTGCCTGTGTCCCATAATCACTGCTCCTTCATGCGCATGCGGGTTCTGCTTGAGATTTTAGCAGCAAAAGAAAAGCGGCGCACCCCAGTAGGCCCTCGATTAAATAATCGAGCCTGCGGGGCGCGCCGCCTCGTCCCTCGGAATCAGTCCAAGTAGCGCAGGTCTGAAAGCGCCTGCCGCACGTCCATGTCCGGGCACGCCTTCAGTATCGCGAGAACGCCGGGCACCTCGCGCTCCTCCATCCTCACCAATTCGAGCTGCCCGTGCGAATGCTGCTTCCACTCGTGGAACGCGATATCGACGATGGCCTGCGCGGTCATCTCGCGCGGCCTCGTCGGCTTGACGAGGATGACGGTTCTCCCCGTCCTGTCCAGCTCCTCCGCCTTGGCCTTGCGCTCCTCCTTCGACATGCCGTCGAACTGCGTTATGTCTATGAGCCTGCCCATGTCTCCATCTCCTTTCAGCTCAACGTCACATGTAGTCGTTGAGGTTTATGCCGGTGCCGTTCGAGAAGTCCCAAATCTCCTCCTCGAAGCGCGAAAGGCCGACTTCTACGGCCTCCTGCTCGTCGGAGAAGATGTTCGACACGTCGAACACGATCTGGCCCCTGTCGTTCTTCCAGAAGCCAACGACCACCTCGCCGTCGGACATCAGGCGGCGCGCCTCCTCGTCCATAAGCTCGACGACGGCGCGCAGGTCTTGCGGGTCTTCGATGTCGTCGGCGGACACGGCGAACTCCTCGGCGCGCCGGAAGCCGCCTTCGTAGCCTCCGACGACGTAGCCGCGCACGGCGCGCTGGCCGTCGAGGTAGTAGGAGCCTCCCGGCTCCCCGCGCTCGATGTCCTCGAATATGCTCTCCATGAGCGCGTCGGAGAAGGCGACCTTCTTGGCGGACGCGCTCCTGCGCATCGCCGTGATGGCGCTCCTCCCGACCTCGCGCACGACGGACGCACCGGCCTCGACGCGGCGCTGCCTGTAGTTCGCGTACTCAATCCAACCCATCGCTTCGTTCCTTTCTACGGCTGCATGTCCTCGAACGCCCGCTGCACGACCGCGTGAGCGTCGGCGTAGCCTTCGAGGTATCCCATCATATACGCCCTGTCGTCCACGGAGAACGATTCTAAGGTGCGCTTTAGCTGCTCCTCGACATCCGCATCGACGGAGCCTAGAACTAGGTCTAAGATCGTCTCCTTGTCCTCTTGGCTGACGCTCACCGCTTGTTCCACCTTCTCTCCGCAACGGCCCAATGGTATCCTCCTGCCGACTGCCTGCGTCCTTTGAGGCAGTCGCCTATGTTGTGCGGTTTCTTGATTCCCTTCGCCTTCGCTGCATCCGATATGCAGGGAAAGCTCTCACCCGTTTCGACGCATACGACGGGCACGCCCTGCTTGCAGTTCGCCTTGCGCGTCGAGAGAACCCTTTCGCGATACTCCGGGTCTTCCCATCTTGCGATAAGACGCTCCGATGCAAGCCTGCGCTCTTCCTCGCGCTGGAAGCGCTTATGATTGCCCTCGGATATTGCCGCGCTTATTGCCGCCTTTTCCTCTGGCGTTCTGTTCGAGGCGCGACGTTTCGCTGATGCTGATATTTTCTTCCTTACATCGTCAGGACGTTTCTTGCCGATATGAGTAGCAAGAAGCGCAGCGCGCGTGTTCGGGTGCATCGGCATACTGTGCTTGCCACGGCTCTTCATGCCGATCTTCGCGTAGCGGTCGGGAGAACTCATGGCGTGCCCGCGCTTCGATGCGGCGCTCAACTTCGCCCTAGTCTCCTCCGACACGACGTATTCCCTCTCTTGGCTCGCCACTAGGTTGTAGCCGTTCGGGGACAAGGTGCCGTACTCGATGATCTTCTCCGTTTCCAACGCGCAAAGCTCTTCGACGGGAACGCCCTCGGCAATCGTCTCGACGGTGAACGAATCTGCGCCGTACTTCGCTATGGCGCGGTCTATGGCGCTGTTGTTCGTGATTCCGTGCAGGGCGCAGTAGCAGTGATCGTACCAGCGCTCCTTCACCGTCCTGATCGTCTGGCCTACGTACTGCTTGCCGTTGGCATTGTTCGTCGCCAAGTATATGCTTCCTACCTTTTCAGCCATCGTCTCTCCATGTAAGGCAGAAATAAAATTTTCCTTCCCTCCGACCCCCAAGAAGCGCTCTGGCGCGGCTGGTAGTACGTGTAGGTGTCCACGACGTAGCGCACGATCTCCTCGCCCGTCGAAGGCTCGTTGAAGTAGAGCCACAGCTTCAGCGTGAACTTCAGGCTCTGGTTGTACTGAACCTGCGTCCCACGGTAGCCCGCGTCCCAGTCGGTCGCCGCCTCCTGCTTCTCGTGGTAAGCGTCCTGCCAGTACGGGTAGACCAGCGCGCTCGGGTACGTCCAGAACTCGACCGCAGCGCCCGCCTCTTCCGGCTTCGCCGGGTCGTAGTCCTTAACGTCGTTGCGCCATATCTGCGCCATGCCGAACTTGGGCGCTCCGCACCGGTCGAGGATTTCCTGCGCGTCACCGGCGACGGGGACAGGCTCGTCCCACACCAGCTTGCACATGGTCGTCTGCTCGATCTGCTGCACGGCCATGCCAGCGCTGAAGTCGCCGAGCGATCGCTTGTCGAACATCGTCACACCTGCCTTACGCATTCCATGGTCAAATCTCCGGGCCTGCTCTCGCGAAGGTACGCCGCCGTCCCGCACAGGGGGTAGTCGTCGCAGGCTAGGCAGCATTGTCTCACGTCTTGCTCGCCGAAGATATTCACTTTGCCGTCGCCGCACTCGCGCATGACCGACCAGCACGATTCGCACCACGTCATGCTCCTGCGCTCGCCGAACTCCGACACGTGCCTGCGGTGTATGTCGGAGCCTTTCGGCAGGAGCCTTCCGCATCCGTCGCACAGTCGCTCCTTGCGCAGCCTCGTCAGCTTCGGGTTCCCGGTGTCGATCATCGCGCACATTCCGCCGCCCCGTTCTCCGGGCATTCCGCGCAGTCGCGCCAAGGCGACACGTGGCCGCCCTTCAGCGCGCAGGTGTAGCTGACCGTCTCGACCGCCCTGCCGGGCCGATGGCCGTGCTCGGCGTAGTGCTCGCACTCCACCTCGACCCTCTCGAACGAGGAGCCTATTTCTTCCACGGCGGCACCGCCTCCTCCTCCGCCTTGAAGTTGTACACCGGTCGCATGACCTGCACAACGTCCACCGTGTCGGCCACGCTCTCGATTATTTTATCGGCATCCTTGTACGCGCCGGGTGCCTCGTCGAGCGTCGAGGAGCCTATGCACGAAGACCAAACGCCGTCCATCTGCTCGCGGTAGTCCTTGACGCGGAGGCTCCGCTTCGCCTTCGCGCGGGACATCTTGCGCCCGGCCCCGTGCGGGGCAGACCAGTTGTAGTCCTCGTTGCCCTTCCCGATGCCGATGACGCAGCCCTTCGCCATGTTGAGCGGGATGATGACCTTCTGGCCCTCGTACGCCGCTATAGCGCCCTTGCGGATGATGCGGTTCGCCGTATCGACGTAGTTGTGCGTCGAGGAGACCATATCGTCCCAGCCGCCCCATCCCATGCCGGAAAATATCTCGCGCGCCATCGTCTCGCGGTTGGCCGACGCGTACATCTGGCAGAAGTCGCAGTCGTGAAGGTACTCTTCGAGCAGCCTGCCTTCGGCCCATGCCAGCTCCTTGCCGACCGAATGCTCGCGCTGTATGCCGTTCATCGTTTGCAGCACGTAGCCGATAAGCTCCTGCTTGCCGTCGGCCTTCAGGCGCTCTATGAAGCCCTCCTTCAGGTACCCGGTCGATTGGATGCCGACGCGGGAAAGCTCCTCGTGCGCCGCCTTCTGGTACACGCCGCACACCTGCGAGCCGAGGTTGCGCGAGCCGGAATGGATGACCAGCCACAGGTTGCCGTCCATGTCCTCGTCGATCTCGATGAAGTGGTTGCCGCCTCCGAGCGTCCCCACCGACCTCTTGATTCGGTCGAGGTCGTGCAGGCGGTCGATGCAGGCGAGGTCGTCCCATCCGAACCAGAAGTCCTGCTGCTCGTTTTCGCGCCAGCTCATGCCGGACGGTATGCGCTCGCGCACCACGTCGTCGAGCGTCTGGAAGTCCACGCGCCTCTTGCCCACGAGGTAGGCGTTCACGCCGCACGATATGTCAACGCCGACGACGTTGGGTATGACGGCATCGCCGAACGTTGACGTGAGGCCCACCACGCATCCGATGCCAGCGTGGGCATCGGGCATGACGCGTATGCGCTGCTCCTTGAACGGTCGGAGCGCTGCAAGCTCCTCGACCTGCTTGCGCGCCTCGTCCTCGATCTCCTCCGCGTAGATTTTAACGTCTTCCATCTTCAGCCTTCCTCCTCGCAGTAATAGCGCCAGCGCTCCTCGATGCACTCGACGCTGACGACCTTCGGCGACAGGCGGTAGTCCTCCATGTCCTCCATGTAGGCGACGGCGAGCGGCCTCCTGCCGAAAAGCTCCTTCGACATGACCGCCGTCAGCATGAGGCCGTACGGCACCCCGCCCTCCTTGCCGACGGCGTGCGAGCCGAACGCGTCGAGCAGCCGTTCAACGTCCCTCTTGAAGAACGTCGCCTCCTCCATGGGCAGCGACATGCCGAACATCGGGGAGTACCCGGCTCCGGGCCTCGCCTCGACGCAGTACATGAACGCGAGGTCTCCCGTCTCCGTCGCCTGAAGCTCTACGCACGCGCGCAGCCTCCGCTCCATAAAGCCTCCTTCCAGAACCTTTGGGACAACAGTCTACCATGTAAGAGAAGAAATTAAAAGAAGAATTAAGAATAAAATGGAAACCCCCGCCGAAGCGGGGGTTCCGGGAGGCCCTACGGCTCGATTATGAGAACCGCGTTCGCCGGTGCCGACGACGCGGCACCCACGTATATCTCCTTGGCCGTCGATGCCAAGGCGGTCGCCGTCACGGCGGTGACGTTGATCGAGATGTTGCCCGACAGGTCTCCGGAGCCGGAGCCTGTCGCGTTGCCGGTGAGCGAGAACGTCCGGGAAGCCGACAGCTTGCCAGCGCTCGTGGCGCTCGTGGCGGTGGTCGCGTTGCCCGACAGCGCGCCGTAGAACGTCGTGGCGTACATCGCCAAGAACTTGTTCGCGCTCGTGCCGACGGTCTTGGTGTTCGTGGCGGACGACAGGATGTTCCCAACGCCCGACATGTCGCCGGAGATGGCGGCGCTGCCGTCGAAGCTCTGGCCCCATAGGCCGCGCGCCGTGGCGAGCTTGGTGGCCGTCCCCGCGTTGCCGCTCACGGTCGTCTGCACGGGGTGCACGTGGTCTTCCCTCGCCCACTTCGTCGCCGTGCCGACCGCCGCCGTGGCCGCGACCTTCGGCGCTGCGGTGCCAGCGTAGGGAACGCCGACCGTCGTCCACGCCTCCGCGACCGTCGTGCCGCCGAAGCCGCCCTTCGACACCGCCACCGGGTTGATGAAGTCGGTTCCGCCGTTGGGCTGAACGTCTCCGACCACCACGAACTGCGTGCCGTCGTACATGACGAGGTACGGCACGGAGAGCCTGAAGTAGCCAGCCGTCGGGACGGCCACCGGCGTGCCGGTCTGGGTGAAGCGGCGTATGTTCTTCGCACCGAGCGAGTTGATGTTGAGCGTCACGTCAACGCTCGCCGACGTGACCGACGGGACGATCACCAGCAAGCGCCCCTTCAGGTCCGCGAGCGTCGTTGCCCACGGAGGCCCGGAGAGCGTGCCCGTGTACGCCGACGACGTTCCGGCGAGCGTCACGACGGGCGCGGACATGCGACCGTCAACCGTGTTGAGCGATATGAGGCCGTTCACGCTCGCGGACGCGACCGGTATGGCGGCAACCGTGTCCGAGACGATCTGGCGCTGGTCTGCGTCAGTCCAGTAGTCAACGCCTCGCACGGGCGTGTCGCCCTTGGGGATGCCGAACTCCAACTGCGCCGCGTTCGACGTTCCGGCGTTCGCGACCGTGGCGTTGCTTCCCGGAGGCAGGGTCGTGACCGTGCCGACGGCGATGGTGGCGGCGGTTCCCGGCACGCCTTGCTCGCCCTTCGCCCCGGTGTCGCCCTTCGGGCCTTGCTCGCCCCTCTCGCCCTTCGGGCCTTGCGCCCCGGTGTCGCCCTTGGGGATGCCGAAGTCGAAGCGCGCCGCCGTGGCCGTTCCGACGTTGGACACCGTTGGCTGCGAGCCTGCGGGGAGGCTCGTCACGTTGCCGACCGTTATGGTCGCTGCGGTGCCGGGAACGCCCTGCGCGCCCTGCGGTATGGTGAAGTCGAAGACCGCCGCGTTATCGGTGCCCTTGTTCACGACGGATGCGGGAGACCCGGCAGCGCCGGTCGTGACCGTGCCCACGTCTATCGTGGCCGCTTGGCCCTGCGCGCCCTGCTGGCCGCGCTCGCCCTGCGGGCCGGTGTCGCCCTTCGCGCCTTGGATGCCCTGCTCCCCTTGCGGGCCGCGCTCTCCCTGCTTGCCCTCGACCAAGCCGAAGTCGAGCACCGCCGCGCTCGCCGTGCCCTTGTTCTCGACAGTCGGCGAGCTTCCCGGAGGCAGCGATGTGACCTTGCCCACCGACACCGTTGCAGCGTCTCCCTTGTCGCCCTTCGCCCCCGTGTCGCCCTTGGCACCGGTGTCGCCCTTGTCGCCCTTGGGGATGGTGAAGTCGAGCACGGCGGAAGAGGACGTTCCGGAGTTGACGATCTGCGCTTCGCTTCCGGCAGCGCCGGTCGTGACCTTGCCCACCGACACCGTTGCGGCCTGTCCCGGTATGCCTTGGTCGCCCTGCGGGCCTTGGTCGCCCTGCGGGCCTTGGATTGGTCCGACGTTCTTCCAGTCGTTCACGTCCCCGGCCACCCACACCCACAAGTCGCCCTTGATCGTGTAAGCGTCGCCGACCTCGCCCGTGGGATGGGCCGCCTTCAGCTCCTCGTAGGAGCCGTACGTTCCTTTGATGACGACGCTCGTGCCGTCGGCACCCTTGTCGCCGGGGTCTCCCTTGTCGCCCTTGGGGCCTTGGGGTATGCCGAAGTTCAGCAGCGCCGCGTTCTGCGTGCCCGCGTTGTCAACGGTCGCTTGGCTTCCGGCAGGGAGCGTCGTCGTGGTTCCAACGGTGATCGTGGCCGCTCGACCCTGCTGCCCTTGCGGCCCCGTGTCGCCCTTCGCGCCCGTGTCGCCCTTCTCGCCCTGAACCAAGCCGAAGTCGAGCACGGCGGAAAGCGACGAGCCGGAGTTCGTCACAGTGGGCGAGCTTCCCGGAGGCAGCGACGTGACCTTGCCGACCGTTACGGTCGCGGCCTGTCCGGGCGCGCCCGTGTCTCCCTTGTCGCCCTTCGCGCCGTCTTGGCCCGCAAGGCCCTGCGGCCCTCTCTCGCCCTGTATGCCCTGTATGCCCTGCGGGCCTTGGGGTATCGTGAAGTTGAACACCGCGTTCGTGGTGTCGCCGGAGTTCGTGACCTGCGCTGCCGTGCCGGGGTCTCCGGTCGTGACGGTGCCCACCGCGATGGTGGCGGCTATGCCGGGGTCGCCCTTGTCGCCTTGCACGCCCTGCAACCCCTGCGGGCCGCGCTCGCCGGTGTCGCCCTTGGGGCCTTGCTCGCCCCTCTCGCCTTGGTCGCCCTTCGGGCCTTGCTCTCCCTGCGGCCCCCTCTCGCCCTGTATGCCCTGCGGCCCCTGCTCGCCCTGCTCGCCCTTGTCGCCCTTCGCGCCCTTGGGCAGGAAGAAGTTCAGAACGGGGTTCTGCACCGTGCCGGTGATCGTCACCTGCGGGGTGTCCGACGTTGCGACGGTTCCGATGGTGAAGTGCGGTATCAGCTCGCCGCTGTCGAGGCGGTCGTTTATCTCCTTGATCTGCGCGTATATCTGGGCGAGAATCTTGTTGAACTCGTCCTGCGTCTGGTTCACCTCGTAAAGGTGGGCGCGCATGATGCGGCGGGCGAACGCGATGTAGGCCACGCGGTAGAACTTCGTGTTGTAGTCGTAGGCGAGGAAGTCGCCCATGATGTCGGTTATGGTCTCGTCGGCTGGGTTGACCACGTAGTGGTCGCTGATCTCGTTCGCCTTGATGTCAACCTGCTGCTTCTGGTCTGGGTCGAAAATCTCGTCGATCTTCGCGCACAGCGCCGCGAGGTCGGTCACTTCCAAGACCTCGTACAAAGCGCCCGTGAGGGTGTTCGTAATCCAGTCGCCGAGATTGACGGCTGTTCCGTTCTTGTCTACCAGCATCTCGCGCTCCTTCAATCCGATGTTGCCTCCATTGTATGAAAAAGGCGGGGTTCGCGCTATGGAGCTGGCGCGCCCTTGACATACGTTGCCCCCCCCCAGTTACGATAGTCCCGAAACGGAGGCTGATGCGGAGGAGCGGCAATGGCGGTGTTGAAGTATCGAGGTTCGGGCGGAACTATCCAGACCCTCTTGGACGTGACCGGCACGCTGGCGCGCATCGGCGCGTTGGAGACGAAGACGAACAACCTCCAAACGACCGTCAACACCCTCAACGCCTCCTCCGGCTGGAAAAGGCTGTCGAAGAACTGCTGGTACAAGAAGGTCGGCCTGTGGTGCATAGTCCAATGCGACTACATAAGCCTGTCGGCGAGCACGTGGAAGACCCTCGGAACCCTCCCTGCCGGTTACAGGCCGGTGATCACGGGGCTGACCGACGAGTTCAAAGTCGTGTCGGGCGCGGCGTTCCATCGCGGCGAGAACAACATAGGCCTAATCGAGATTAACGGCTCCGGCGTGGTGAGCATGTACGCGACCGTCGCGAGCGATTATTGGTCTGCGAACATCGTGTTCCCCTGCGCTTGACATTCTTTGCCCCCCCCCAGTTACCATTGTCTGGTAAACGGACGGAGGGCTGCAATGGCGAAGTTGAAGTACCGCAAAGGCTCTGAAATATTCGAGATTTTCGACACGGACGACATCAAGGCGCTCCAAACGAAGGTGGACGAGGTGCCAAGGCTCCCGACGTTCGGCTCGACCTCCGGCAACTGGCCCTTCGGAGTGGTCTACTGGAACGTCAGCGCCGACAAGAAGCGCCTGTCGCTCCATGGGAACATCTACTTCGACAGCTGCGGCGACGCGTGGAGCGCCATGAAGGCGATACCGGGCGGAGCGTCGAACGAGTGGGGCTTGCAGGTCGCAACTCCGCTCGGAGCGCAATCCAAAGCCCTCTGGATACCTGCCGTCGGCTTCTCCACCACGAACTCCACCATATCGGCCCAGAACTTCGGTCGCCTTACCATGAAGATAGGCACCGACGGCTACTGCTACGTATTCCCGACGACGACAAAGCCGGAGGGCGACGGCCCGTTCTCGTGCTTCATAGATTGCTGGTACATGAGCATAGCGGACTACGCTTGACATTTTCTGCCCCCCCCCTGTTACGATCTTCGCCGATGAAAGGAAGGGTCGAATGGCTATCATCAAGTACAGGGGCAGCGACGGCGTTGTCGAACTGCTCGACGTGGGTGCGCTGCTGGGGCGGGTGAGCGGCTTGGAGGCCAAGACGGCATCGTTCGATCGGGCGACATCGGGGATATGGAAATACGAGAAGCGCTCCGACGGCACCTGCGTCTGCGAGGGCCAGCAGACGCGCACGGTCGACATAGAGAACGTATATTCGGGGAACATCTACTACGGCGACTTCGCCGCCGTCTCGTTCCCCAGCGGGCTGTTCACCGCAGTGCCGGACGTTCGCGCGACGATTCAATCGGCACCAGTGACCGTGTGGGTCGCGACGGCCTCGAACTCGAAGCCGTCAACGTCGTCAACGCAGGCGGTGCGCCTGCTGTCGGGCGGCCCGGAGACGAGCATATCCGTCACGGTCTCCTACCGCGCGGTCGGTCGCTGGAAGTAGCCTTGACTTTCCGTGCCCCCCCCCTGTTACGCTTTCCCGAAACACTCGGAAGGGAGAGGGAATGGCGAAGCTGAAGTACAGGGGCACGGGCGGCGTGGTCGAGCTTCTTGACATCTCGAACGTTCTCAACCGCCTGTCGTCGCTCGAAGCCAAGATGACGGCGGTCGAGACAAAGCTGACGGTCAAGTCCGACGGTTTATGGCGTTATCTCGTCCTCGGCTCCTTCGTCATCGGATGGCGCACCGACCGTTTCGTCGTGCCGCAATGGAACTCGTGGGGCAATCTCTGGGAAAGCTCCGCAAAGCTCTCTTCGGTCATCTATCCGGGCGGCTATCAGGGGAAGTTCTCGCAAGTCGCCCTGTTCTGCAACGCCAAGAACGTCGGAGAGGTCACATCGTGCGGCGTGGAGTTCGAGGACAGCTCGACCCCGGACGTTCTCAACAAGTTTCCCAGCGTGTACCTGCTGCGCCCGAACAACGCGGGCACGAACGTGACGTACGACGTGTACCGCATGTTCATAGGTCAGCTCAAATGACGGCTTGACAACCTCCGCCCCAGCTGAACAGAACGTCGTACGCGACCGAAGTGCCCGTCAACTTGATTGGCGGCGTAAAAAAAAAGAACCCCTCTCGCGAGGGGTTCTTCTCTTGCTGCGGCCTTACAGGTAGATGACCTGACCGGGGTAGATCACGTTCGGGTCGGAGATGCCGTTCTTCGCGGCGAGGCCCATGTAGTTGGAACCCCAGCCGTTGTTCGCGGCGATGGTGGAAAGGTTGTCGCCCTCCCGAACCGTGTAGGTTCCGCCTCCGCCGACCTCCGCCGCCGCGCCGCCGTTGGTCAGGGCGATGTTGCCGATGTCGATTGCTGCGGTCACCTGACCGTCTCGACCGATCACCGCGCGGCGACCGTCAAGCTCCATCACGACGTAGGTGCCGTGGACGGCGAGCGGGGTGCCGTTCTCGTCAACGGGCGTGACGACCTTGACCAGCGAGCCGACCGAGATTGTCGGGGAGCCGCCGGAGCCGCCGCCGACCTTCGCGAGGTTGGAAGCGTCGATGGCCGCCGTGACCTGACCGCCGCGACCGATCACGATGCGGTTGCCGGACACCTCCATCACCTCGTAGGTGCCGGAGGTCGCGAGCGACGTGCCGTTCACATCGACGGGGTTGGTCACGGTCACGATGTCGCCGACGCTGAAGGAGGCCGACGGCGCTGGCTCCGGGGAAGGCTCCGGCGGCACGTAGCTGCCGCCGTGAATCTCCTGCGGGAAGTCCCTGTAGCACTCGTTCGCGTCCAGAGGGCCGATGCCGCCGATGTAGGCGGTCGAGGTGTACTGCCAGATGTCCGCCGTGCCGTTGTAGGACAGGTCGGCACCGTACTCGGCGACCCAAGCGGTGTAGGGCAGGATGCGCATGTCCTGCGCGTTCGCGTTGTAGCGCCCGGTGTACCAGCCGAACCAGTACCCGGCGGCCTCGATCTGCGGGCCGACGACCTCGCACGCGCGACGGTAGAACCATTCCAGACCCGCCTCCTCAACGTCGAGGTAGGCGGGGAAGCCCATCTCGGACGGGTCGGGGAGCAGGCGCAGCATGTGGGCCGCCTCGCTGTTCGCCATGGAATCGTTCGACGCGTAAGAGTACAGGTACACGCCGAAGGGGATGCCGAGGCGCTTGCACTCGGACATGTTGCGATGGTACTGCCGGTCGTCTTGGTTCGCGTAGTCGCTGCCGTAGCCGCAGGACAGGATTGCCCCGTCGATTCGGCCCACGAGGGCATCCCAGTTGATGGTGCCCTGATGGTGCGATACGTCGATGAGCGTCATTGTCATGGTGTTTCTCTCCTTTCGCTCGATGGGGACATTCTACCACCGAGAAGGGAGGAGGGACACGCGGTCACGAAACGGGCAGGTAGTCCTTCAGGACTTCCTTCGTGTTCGCGTCGCGCCTGACGATGACGGGCTGCGGGATGCCGTTGACGATCTTCACGCCGAAGACGACCTCCTGCACGGGGTGCGCGATGTCGGCGGTCTTGTATCCGCTCGAAGCAACAACGTCGATGGGGTCTGCGGTCGCCATCGCCCTACCAAACGTCGGCGTGGACTTCGACAGCCATGCCGTCAACCGTCTTGATTCTAAGGCCGTCCACGGCCTCCCAGCCGCCCGAAGGAACCGTTATGGGGGCGCAGGCCGCCTTGCGGTAAACCATGGCCTTGGAGACGTTCAGGGAGGCTCTGGCGTATATGCGCGTGCCCGCGTACTCGCCAAGGTAGCTCTCCTCGTCGTCGAGAGCGTCCACCGCCTCGGACATCGCCCTCTCGACATCGGTCTCCCCGAGCGGGTTGTCGCCAACCCCCTCCAAGCCGAGCATCTGGTACATCTGCTCGCGCTCGATCACTTGGATGCGGTCGTCGTACTCGTCGCGACCGTGGTAGAGGACGCGGAAGTCGTCGTCTCCCTCTTCGAGGACTTCGAGCGACCGGTACTTGCCTCCGGGAAGGTAGTAGGGGTTTGCGAAGTCGGAAGGCTCGAACACGGCCCCCGGCTTGATCTCGTCGTACGACACAGGGGTTGCCATCAGCGCTTCTCCCCTATCAGGAACACGATCACGACGAGGCAGGTGAGCAGGAGCGTAAGGTAGGCCTCCATGATTCCCTGCGAGGCCACGGCCACCGCGATCACGGCGAGCGCTATGTAGGACGGCAACCGCAGGTCTTTCGTCCGCTTGCCCCCGTTCCCGCGCATAAGCTCGTAACGCTCCTTGGTGGTCATCTCAAACACCCGCCTTTCTTGTCCCTTTCGCTAAGGATAGCAGGAAGTCGGCTCGCCGCGCAACGGGTTAGCCGCACAAGCGGTCGATGATGAGGGCCTTGTCAATCGCCACCATCTCCGAATCGACGACGTACGCCTTGAACTTGTCGAGCATCACGCGGGTGTTGCGGAAGTACAGGCTGAACGGCATGTCCTCCAAGCGCAGCGTGGCGCGCACGAAGCCGTTCTTCATGAACTCGACCGTCGCCGGGAACTCCATCCCGCTCTCGATCAGGGCCGCCTCGCCCTGCCCGACGGAGAAGAACGTGTCAACGCCCCGCCACATCAGCGTAAGCCCGTACTCGCCGTCGCCCACCGCGTACCTGCCGTTCGCCCCGGTGACATGCACCATTGTCGGCCTCCTTTAGTCTCGAATCTCCAAGTTGGAGCTGATGCGCGCCGTCAGGTTGCGCTCGCTGAAGCAATGCTCCTGAACGGTGGCGACGTGGCGCTTGCCGAACTTGTCCCTGTAGCGGACGCGCCTGCCCTTCCGCGACACGACCGTTATCAGGTCGCCGTCGAGCGTCTTGCAGCTCTTGCCCGCCTCGAACTTGGTGCACAATGCCGCCGTCCTTCCTCTCTGGCTCCTACTTCCTGCCATTCTCCTTGTCGGCGGCCTTCTCCGCAAGCCGCTTCTCCGCCTCGGCGCGGCGCGCTTCGTATGCCGCAGCCATCTCGTCGCGGAAGAGGGACAGCACATCCACGACGCTCAAATTCTCGGGCAGCATGCAGCCGTCAATCGCATCGCGGCACCACCTGTCGAACGGCTCGACCGCATCGACGCGCCCGCCGTGATCGAACTCCGTCATGGTCGCCGGTCTGCCGAAGTTCACGGCCCGGCGCGCCGTCTCGATGCCCAAGGCGCGCAGCTTGTCGGACAGGATGTCGGGCCGCTCCGCGCGGCCTCCCTCCATGGCCGCCGTCAAGCGGTCGGACAGACGGGCGTTCTCCGCCGTCAGCGCGTCGATGGTGCGGTACGCCCGCATGATCTCCGACACCACCGCCTCCCCGCTCATCGGCGCTGCCGCCTCGTGCGCCCGCGTCTTCTTGATGCTGCCGCCCAGCGTCGGCACGCTCTTGTGCTCCACAGCCATGTCTTTGCTCCTTCTCGATTATTTTATCGAGCGCGCCAAGGCGCTCGCCCTTACTGGTATCCGTCGTACGTCTTGCCCTTCGGCTCGTTGAGCGAAAGGCGGAGCGCGAGGCCGCTGCCGACGCATCCGTCGCGGTCGAACTCCGTTTCCGGCGAGTTGAAGAAGCCGTCCGCGTCGAAGCCGAAGCGGTAGTCGGTGCCGGTCACCTTGAACCCTCTCGACATCAGGTCGGCGGCGCGCTCGTTGAACCTTTGCAGCGCCTCCCCGAACTGGTGAAGCTCCTCCATCGTCTCCTCCTCGATGAACGAAGTCTCGACGAAGCAGCCGCCCTCGGCAGGCTCCCACGCGCTGCCGTAGTGCTCGACGTACAGATAGATCGTGTTCAGCATGGCCCTCTCCTCCCTACAGCTCCGGTGCCAGATAGCACTTGCCGCCCAGCGCCTTGTACGCGCCGTATCGCTCGTCGGACATGCCGACGTAGGAGAAGCTGCAACCTTCCAGCTCCGAACGGAGGTACTGGCGCATCTCCTCCTCGGTGCCGTACACGGCCATGACGCTCTCGAAGCCGTTGGTCATGAGCCTCACGAGCCAGTTCCCACGATAGCCGTCCAGCATGGTGCTCCTCCTAAACGAAACGGGCGGTGCCTTTTGACATCGCCCATTCTACAGGATGTAAAACAAGAAGTAAAGAGAAAAGTTAAGAAAAGAAATTAAGGCTTAACTTGCCAGATTGACGGTTGCATAGAAATGCTCGTCATAATATTCGAGGGTAAAATGAAACCCATTCGGCTTGTCGTCGAAAATGAACTCGCAGGTGCCGACGATGTTCGGCTTTGGCTCTGCGAACGCACTAAGAAGCGCCTCGTCCGGGGTCTCCCCGGTCACGCTGAAGCGATCTAGCGTTTCTCTATTCTCCGTCTTGGTCTTTACTTCGACATTGTAAACGTTCATCGTTCCATCTCCCTTTGTCGTTGCTTGCCTAAAATCGGCCTTTCAAAAGGTCAATAGAAATTTACAAATAGCCCTCGATAACGTCCTGTCCGAGCGCGTCGAACAACGCGTCCCAAGCGTCGGCCCATTCGCCGACCCACGCCGAAGGCTCGCCGCCGATCTTGGCGCAGCGCTCGCACGTCTGGCGCTCGCACTTGATGTCGCGGGCGATGACGTACCTCGCCCGGTCGTCGAGTGATTCCACGTGCCTCTCGATGAAGCGCGCGCAATCGACCGACACGTGGTTGCCGCGTCCGATGGCGTAGCGCTCGGCGTTGATGCACATGTCGGAGAACTCGTTCGCTTTCAGCTCGACGGTCTTCGGCTCGTCGCGCGCGGCCTGCGCCTCCTTCGTGTCAATCCAGACCAAGCACGGCTCGCCGCCGCCGTCGCTCTTCGGAGAATGGAACGCGCCCGTCATGTCGCAGTGCCCGAAGAAGCCCCAATCGGACACGACGTGCTCCGCATGGGAGCGGTACGCGTCCTTGACGCGCATGGGCTTCCCGTCGATCTTCACCCTGCGCTTGTCGTCGTCCGTGAGCGCCAGCAGCGCGCCCACCGTGATCTCGCATTCTCCGTCCCATAGGTGCTGGTCTTTGATCTTCATGCCCATGCCCTGAACCTTGCCATTTCCTCGCGCCGATACGCCAGCAGCTCCCTGTGCTGCCAGCATTCCTGATACTCGACCCGCCTCCCGTAGGAGCGCAGAAGCCGCTCGTGCTCCTTCAGGTCGTCCGGACAGATGTGTCGCCGCTGCGGCCCTCCGGAATCATGACCTTGCAATGGCCCTCGTACGCCATTTCCCCCTCCTTACGCCGACAGCAGCACGGCCATGACGAACCCGCCGAGCAGGAACGCGACGGCGCACGGCACGACGAACGGCTCGACCTCCCGCTGCCACGCCTCGCGCCACTCCTGCTCGGTCATGCGCCCCCTGCCGTCCCCGAACTTCCTTGGAACGCGCCTCTGGCGGCTTCTGACGGCCCTGTGGGCCGAGTTGTCGGTATACATGGTGTCTTCCTTCCTACGCCCGTCTATAGGGCGTTACGCGAAGCCCTGCGGCTTCATTCTACACGATGTAAGATAAGAAGTAAAGAGAATAAATTAAGAAAAGAAATTAAGATGGGCGCGGGCATGCTGCGTGTCCGAAGAGGGAAAGGCCAATGGATGCCCGTAGGCTGGGTTCGCCCGCGCCCGCACCGATTGTCTCACGTCCGGGCTGCGGGCGAAAGCCCCGTTTCACCGCTCGGACAAATCGAGGCGGGGAAGAATGTCGGCTGTCAGCTGGAACCCCTTCATGCATCCGAACCTGTCGGCTCCGAGCCGGTACGAGCCGAACGCGCACCCGGCGCACCCCTCGTCGCCCATGCCCCATTTGCGGACGCATTCGCCGATGCTCGCGCATCCGCGCGCCATCCTGCACGCCGACACCACCTGCTCCGGGCTTATCGGCCTGTAGTCCCAGAGCATGCACCCGACGTTGACGATCTGCATGGCCGGTTTCTGGAAGATAGCCAAGTTGCGTATCATGTCGTGCTCCGGTGTCGCATGGACGTGGCCGTGCAGCATGAAGATCGTCTCGTTCTCGCGGTTCTTCGTGTGATGCCTGCCGTTGTAGCAGGGCATGGGGTAGTGGCTCATGAGGAACTTCATATGGTCGTGCCGCACCTCGCGGTAGTCCCGCGCGTCCTCGAACTTCACAGCGGCCTTGGCCGTGAGCCCTCCGTTGCGCATGGCGCGCCGAAGCCCGGAATCGTGGTTGCCGAACACGAGCCTGATCTTCCCGTTCAGGCGCTCGGCGATGGACGAAAGGTACTCCGGCTTGCCGCTCATGGCGAAGTCGCCGAGATGGTACACGATGTCGCCCTTGCGCACGGTTTCGTTCCACCGCCGCACAAGCTCCTCGTCCATCTCCTCGGCGGAGCCGAACGGCCTGCCGTCCATGGCGATCACGTTCTCGTGGCCGAAATGTGTGTCCGCTGTGAAGTGTATCGCCATTGCCGCGTCCTCCGTCCGTCGTTCAAAAAAAACGGGCGGCGGCAACCATCCATCAATCCGCCGCCCTTGGGAGCCGCATTGAGCGCGCGCTGGCTCCCTTCCACTTCCGGCAAAGGCTTCTAAGGTCAAGCAGCCCTACTCCCGTTCGGGAACCCAGCCGGTCGCGGCATCCGCGCTCATGATCGCCTCCGCCGCGTGCTTTGCGCCCAGCCGCACCTCGATTCAGTGGCGTAGGACTGTGCCTGTCCACCATGCACGAATAGTGCCGCCCGCCCCTATGCCGGGTCTTTCGCATAGGGTTCGATGGGCGCTCCGCCCCTCCGAACAGAGCGCGCATCGAACCTCATGCCGAAGGGAAGAGCGCGGGACGGCGGAGGAATCGAACCGCCTGATCGCCGACCACCTCAATCAAGGCGAACCCGCCCGACGACGCTTCCCGCCCTCAACGTATCGCCCTGCCGTCGCAAGGGGTATCCAGTGGGCATCCAACGCCGCATGCGAGCCGTCCCGCTCCCCGCAGGACGCGTTTTCGGGCTTAGGCGACTCACCCTACTTGCATCCCGCTGACAGTGCCGTTCCGGCTATTCACAGCCTTGCAGTGAGTGGTCGGCCTGTATGCCGCATCTCAACCGACTTGACCGCAAGGCGACTGCTCGTCTGGCACCCCCCGGTAGGAATCGAACCTACGACCTGATTCTTAGGAGGAATCTGCCATTCCGCTGGGCCACGGGGGTGCCTTCGTGGATGCGCGCGAGCGTCACGTCCGATTCGTCCATAGCCCTAGCCATCGAAGGCCTAGCGCCACATCCCAAGGCATCAGCTTCGTCGCTGACGGAAAGTCGAGGGCGGGGAGCTGCGGGCCGACGATGCGACGGCGCGCCCCTCATCCTTTCGGGCAGAACGGCGCAACCTCGATTAAATAATCGACATGTCGCATCAACCGCCCTCGGCCTTCCGTCAGCGGGCACCTTTCGATGCCGCGCTGTTTGTCCGTATGGTACGGGGTGCAGGTGTCGAACCTGCGGCCAAGGAATTATGAGTTCCCTGCTCTACCGTTGAGCTAACCCCGCATGAATGTCAAAGAGCGTTCAAACGACGCTTCGATGCGTTCTTCGTTGCCTTACCGCACCTATTGTGTCCAAGCATACGCCATACCGTTTGGAAAGCGCCGTATACGGTTCGGCGCTTTCCCTTATATGCCGCACATCGTCGTTCGTCAGCTTGCGTCTTCCGCTCAACTTCCTGCCAAGCACATCGCGAGCGTGCAAGATGTTCTCTCGACCGGTGCACCATTCAAGGTTCTCGACGGCGTTGTTGGCCTTGTCGCCGTCGATATGGTTCACTTGCGGCTTGCCATCGTCGTTCGGTATGAACGCCTCTGCGACAAGCCTGTGGATGCACTTTGTTTCCGTTGCGCCCATGTTGCTCAACAGAACAAGATGGTATCCGTATGTGTTCACCCGGTCGGCAAGAATCTTTTCCGATTGCATGCGATGGAGGCTTCCATCCGCCCTGTAAATAGGGCGTTCGAGGCTTTTGACGCGACCGCAACTGGATACTTGATAGCATCCTTCGTAGCCTGCTATGTCGCGCCATTCCTCCATCGCATGCACCTTCTCCACCTTGCGCTGCCTCGCAACGGGCATCCTATCACGTGTTAAGAAAAGAAGTCAAGTGAAAAGTGGGAAATATGAAGGGTATATGTAAAACAAGAATGTAAGAGAATAATTTAAGAAAAGAAGTTGAGATTAAAACCGATAGCGTGCAACATGGACGGCATCGGAGCGAACGAAGCGAAGGAGCGACCATGAAGACGAACGAGACCGAGGCGCGCGAGATGGCCGACGAGGGGATGCCGGTCGAGACGCGAAGATCGTGTCGAGCGACCTGCTGCCCGGCTGCTGGGACGTGGTGCTGAACGGCGAGAGGAAGGGCACCATCGGCATCGACCGCCAAGGCGAGTTCAACGTGTCCATGAAGGACGGCATCGAAACCTACGGCGAGGGATACCGCCTCGATTCTCTGCGCAAGGCGAGCGAATGGGCGATAACCCATCTCGCGCACGAGGAGATAGGGAAGGGGTGGTAGCCATGGAGTGGTACGGAAGCGTCGAGAACCGCATGGACGAGGGCAAGCAGGTCGGCGCGCTGCGCGTGGGCATGGGCGCGACGGAGATGATGTACTCCGACCGCGAGCCGTACACGGTGCAGAAGGTCGTCAGCCCCTCCCGCGTGATCGTGACCAAGGACAAGTGGACGCGCGTCGATTCCAACGGGCGAAGCGAGTGCCAAGAGTACGCTTGCGAGAGCGTTCCGCTGACCGTCGGCGAGAAGAAGCGGCGCTGCACGCACATGCTCTTCATGCAGATCGGAACCGACAGATGCGACGACAGGGGCGAGACGGACGGCTGCGGCGGCTGCAAGTGGCTCAGGGAGACCGCGCCAACCAACGGCGTGACGCTCGTCAAGACCAAGCGGGGGTGGAAGGCGCTCGGGCAAGACCGACGGTTCGCGCTGGGCATCCGCGAGAAGTGCGAAGACCCGACGTTCTAGGAAGGAGCAGGGAGACGATCTGCCAGTTGGAGGCCATGCACGACGCGAGGAAGCCGTTCTACGGGAAGGCGCTCGTGGAATCGGGGGGGGCACCCTGACGCTGTACGGCTACGGCGCTAAGGCGGCCGAGACGCAGGGGCAGGGCCGCATCGCGCTCTACCCGGACGCGGACTACAGCCCGACCACGCGCAGGCACGTGAAGGAGTTCGCCAAGCAGCAGGCCGGGAAGTCCATATCGACCGAGGAGCTGCGCGCCGTCGTCGATGGGCGCATGCGCTTCGAGGACGCGGGCCAGCCGCTCGCGTAGCGGGGGGGGGCTTCGGCCCTCCCCTTACGCGTCGAGGATGCCGTTCAGCTCCTCCTCGTCCGTCATAACGCCAGCCGCCACAAGCTCCTCGCGCGTCCGGGCGCGACCGAGCCTGTCGTAGTCGTCGGCGATAACGTCGTAGTCTATCTCCGTCACGGACTGCGCGGCCTGAACGGGGATGGCCGTGAAGTCCATCTTCATGCCGATGGCCTGCGAGCGGGCGACGATCGAGGCGAGCTGTTCGGGCGTTACCACGCTCTTGACCGCCTCGCCGATTGCCGCCAAGGCCATGTAGAAGCCCTGACGGTCGCCGTCGGCCATGAAGTCCCTCTCCTCCTGCGCCTTCTGCAAGCGCTCCATCGCCTCCATGATCTGCAACATCTCGCCGACGTTGCGCGGCCTTATCTTGCCCTCCGCAACGTCGCGCGCTCCCTGTATGAACATCGTCTGAAGCATGGACTGCGCCGTGATTCGCGGGGTCTCGCCGTCCTCGTTCACGATGCCCTTCATGATGATGCCCGCCTCCAAGGCGGTCTCTTCGAGATGGTGGTTCGCCATGTGGTTCTGAAGCGTGCGCGCTCGGAAGTCGGTGCCGTACGCCTTGTTGACGACGGACGCAAGCTCCGTCCACGACAGCGCCGCGCCGGTGACGCACGTCATCTCGATTGCCGCGCGGTCTGGGTGCGAGCACACCTTGCACTTCGCGGGCCTTCCCTTGCGTATGTTCTTCTGTGCGGTCATGTCGGCAATTCTACGACAAACCACCCATGAAAGCAAAAGACCCCGCCTTACGCGGGGTCTCCGTGGCTCCTATGGGCGTTCGCTAGGGTTGCAGCCTGCTCGCCATGACCGTCTCCACGAGGGAGCGCGCCGCGATCTCGCAGTTGCCCTTGACGACCGACAGCGGGTCTTCCCCGTCGAGCGCGCCAGCGTCGAACGTGACGGAGGTCGTCAGCTCGAAGAGCTGGCCCCCGAACGAGAGGCCGACGAGGATGCCCGACGCGAGGCGGTCGCCGTCGATTCCCTCGTTGGCCGGTACGGTGTACACGAGGTTTCCGTGCAGGTTGCGCGCGACCAGAGCGCCGCTGACGGCCAGCGCCAGCTCGCGGCGCACCGCGCCCGTCCAGCGCTTGCAGCCGCTCCCAACGCCCTCGCCCGACGCGGCGGGCAGCTTGGCGACGGCGTTGCCGTTGTAGGCGCACACGATCTCGCGCCCGTCCACGCGCGCGGCGTACGGGCTTCCATCGCCGCCAAGAACGGCCTCCGTGACCTTCTCGGCCTTACCCTTGCTCGCCATCTCGCACCGCCCTCTCGCATACCTTGCGGTAGCCTTCCAGCTTCCACAGCTCGTCCTCTATGCGCTTCTTGCAAATCTCAACGCCAAGATCGTGGTCGTAGTTGTCCGGGTCGATGCACGCGCTCTGCTCGGTGATCGTCCAGCCGTTGGGCAGCTTGGCCGTGACCACCGTGGTGTTGCCGTACCTCTTCTCGTCGAAGAACTCGGCGGATGCCATGAGCGCGGCGATCTCCTCCGGCAGCACGCGGTTGGCAGGATGCTCGTCGGGCGCGGGCGCTCTGTCGCTTCCGACATAGCCCTTGTCGCCCTTCGGGCCGCACGGCACGCGCATCTCCTCGATGATGTCGCGGTTCTCCTCGTTCTCGCGCATCGCGTCGAGGAGGATGTTCGCGTCGCCCTCGAACCCGTAGTAGACCTTCGACAGGTAGAACTCGGCGCAGTCCTTGGCGATGCGGCGCGCCATCCACCGCACCTGCTTCCTTCCGGGCCAGCCTTCGAGCTGCATGCCCGTTTCCAGCTCGAACGTGCGGGAGTTCTGATGCGGCTCCCCGTCGGCCTCCTCCAAACGGCGCGCCAGCTCGACCGTCTTGGGGCCGAACACGTCGATGACGAACGAGTACACGACCTCGCCGCCGTCGAGGCCCTTGATGCGGAGGTCGCAGTCGGTGACCATCGCGCCGTCGCGCTCGATGTCGAGCTGCGGCATCTTCAGAATCTTCCGTCGGATGCGCTCCGAAAGCTCTCTCGGCAGCAGCTCGAACGGCAGCTTCGCTTTCTCCATGGCTCTTCCTTTCTCCTTTTATCGGCAACGGCTATTCTACCGTATGCTCCTTCAACATGCGCACGATTCTCGCCAACGACGGCACCGCGACGGCGCGCGCGTTCCATTTCGCAAGGGCGCGGTCGAGCATGTGCGCTCGCGCAACGCCCTCGCCTGCCTCGAACAGCTCGAACGGCATCCGCTCGCACACCTCGAAGCCGCATCCGCACCGCACCGACAAGAGCGCGAGCCTTCCTCCGACGGCAAGACCGGTCGTGCTCCGTTCGACGGTCGGCACCGAACCGCACAGCGGGCACCTCGCCGGAAGCCCGCGCAGCCTCAACTCGTCGGCGGCTGCGGAGTTGCCCATCATGGCGAGTTCAGACAGCTCGGCATCTCCGACGCACGATGCAGGACGGCGGAACGGGCACTCCTCGTCGGCCATCGCGCCCGCTACGACAAGCGGAGCGAGCCTTATGCCAGCGCGACCGCGCAGGAACGGGCAGAGCACGAGCGCCGACGGCGCACGTCCATACTGGCGCACGGCGCTCCACATGTTGACGCACTCGGCGCACCGTGCGAGCTGATAGCAGTCGCGCTCGAACAATGGCGCATCGACATCGACCGTCGATGCGAAGAAGTCGGAGCCTCCGCATCTGGCGCACCTGCGCTCCCCATCAGCCGTCGGCACCGCCACGATGACCGCGCCGCATCGTGCGCATACATCGCATCCGACCGTCTCGCTCCTATTCCCGCCCATGCCCGTCTCCTCTCACAGAAGCGGCGGCTGTTCCCAAGAGAACGTCTCGCCGTTTCTAAGCCTCACAGATTCAATCCTAGTTGCAGGGGGGGGGTCGTCCGCCTTCCCCGCCTCCTGCGGCATCTGGGGCGCCTTTGCGGGCGCTTTCCAGTCGTCTTTGGTGTGGTACTCCGACGGGTGCCGCTCGAACTTCTGCAAGTAGTCGAGAATCTTCCCGCACGAATCGTGCCCGTAGCGGTAGAGCTTGCGCACCACCACGCACGTCAGAACCGGGTCTACCTCGTTCTCCAAGAAGCAGTCGAGGAGCGGCTTCGGGTCGTCCGGGCCGCACCTCTCCAACGCTTCGAGGAGTTCGCGGTAGCCCTTCCTCTCACCGGGCGCCTTCGGCCTCCCGTTCGAGCGCGCGGGCCAGCGCCTCCTCCGCGCGCCTCCCTATGTCCTCGCGCCTGCCCTTCGGCACGTTGCCCGCGCGCTCCTCGCACGCGTCGGGGCGGCGATCAGACATCCTCTACCTCCTCGAAGCCGTGGTCGGAAAGCCCGCGAAGCCACACGTCGCGCCGTTCGCCGTTCTCGTCCGACAGAACCGCGCACGGGCCTCCCTCCGGGTTCACGACGGCCTCGACCCGGTACCGCTTCCCATCCTTCGCCAGCACTGCTCCGGGCACGAAGCCTAGGTGCCCGGCCATGTCCTGCGCCGCAGCCGCCTCCTCCGCGCGCGCCCTCTCGTCAACCGCGCCGAGCGGGCGGGCGGCCTCCTTGCCCTCCATCGCCTGCGCTTCGTAGGCGGCGCTTTCGCGTTCGAGCCGTTCGATCTCGGCCCGCCATGCGCCGTCGGCCCTCTCCTCGCGGTGCGCCCGAAGGAACTCCCAATGCCCGGCTCCTTCCAGCGCCTCGTGCCGCTCGATGCTCACCAGCCTTTCCGGGTTTGCCAGCATAAGGGTGTCGGCGGGATGCAGCCCGACCTTGTTGAACTGCTCGATCACGGCCACCGGCGCGGCTTGCGCCACGGCCCAGCCGACGACGGAGAACGGCACGTCCTGATCTTCCTCGAACGCGACCTTGCTGCCGTAGAATATGGGCTTGCCGTCGGCACCTTGCGCCGAGAACAGGCCGAGCGCCCTTGCGTTCAGCGCCGCTTGGCTCCTTCCGAGCGCCCATGACGATTCGCTTCCCACCATCTGTAATTCTCCCTTCTCGGGTATCCTTCCCGTGAGTTAATCCAATCGCATGCGGTCTGGCAGTCCCGCTTGTCGCAGAACAGGGTGTCGGAGTACAACGGGCAGCAGTCGTCCTCGCCCTCGTGCTGCGTTTTGAACAGCGACGGCATGCCGCCTTCTTCCGGAAGCTCCGCGACGACGTTTTCGAGGTCGAACCGGCTTGCGCCGTCGATGTCGTCGTCCCCGCTGGGCGCGTAGTAAAGATCGCACGGCTCCGTCCCGTCTGCGCCGCTCTCGTATCTGAACCGCTTCCGCACGCTCGCCAGCACGTACTCTACCGGCTGGTACTCGACGATGCGAACGCCGCATGTCTGGCACGTCTCGGTGTACGCGTTCCCCTGCGGCGAGGTGAACGCGATCTTGCGGTCTTCGTTGCAGTCGGGGCACTTCTCCGGCCAGTCGGTGCGAACCAAGCTGGGACGGTACGCGACGACGCGCTCCGCGAGCGCCGCAATCGCCTCTCCGAGCCATGCGTCGCGCAGCGGCTTGTCGATGCGCATGCGCGCGGAACTCAACTCGCTTTCGAGCGCCTTGCACCTTTCGCGCGTCTCATCGAGCATCCTGCGCTCCTCGTCGAGCTGGCGCTGCGTCTCTTGCAGCAGGGCCATCTCCTTCGGGTACAGCGCGCCGGTCACGAGGCGGCACACCTCCTCCGGCGTTATGTCGCGGGGAATCCCTTGCGCCTCGTCAGTCATCCTGCCCCTCCTTGCTCCAATCCTCGTAGCTGTCGGCAAGCGACCACAGCTTGGGGCACCCCAGCTGCTCCATGCGGTCTGCGAGCGCGCGCACGGCGTATGCGTTCTCGACCTTCATGAGGTTTTCGAGGCGCGTGTGCGCGCACGTGTCGCCCGTGCTGTACGCGACGAACGCCGTCATCCTCCCCTCGTCCACGCTCTTCACAACGCCGATCTCGCATTTGAACACGTTGCCGTCCTCGTTCATCGGCGCGTACACCACGAGGTCGCCCTTCTTGAAGAACCCGCTCACGTACCTTTTCTCCGGCATGTCCGTCTCCTTTCTCGATTATTTAATTCAGGCGAGCCGACGTATCTTGCCGGTTTCCCGGAAAATATGCCGCGAGCTTACCGGCACCTTCGCCCCGCACCCTCCGCACACCAGAACGTGGTCGAACTCGAAGCGCTCGTCCCCGTCGCAGCGCAGATCGTGCTCGACAGTCCATTCCGTCGGCTTCTCGCAGCGCGGGCAGTAAAGCCAATCGTCCACAACGGCCTCCTTTCGTCCTCGTGCGATCTTACCACATTCCTTCACTGTTGTCTTAACTTTTTCTCTTAATTCTTTTTTTACTTTCGTCTTTCCGCATCCTGTTGAAGAGCGGTGGAAAAGCAAAGGGGCGGCCCGATGGCCGCCCCTCTCAATCGCCCTGAAGCCCCCCCCCGGCGCTGCTCTTCCAGCGCCTCGTCCACGCGCCTCTCGATGCGGCCTTCCACGAGCCAGCACACGACCTCCGGCACCGTGAACGGATTGGAGGCGTGCCCTCCCGTAACCTCGTCGTAGACCTTGGGCACGATGTCGAGCAGCACGCTGTAGTCGTGCAGCTCCGCAAGCACCTTCTCCTTCGAGAGCGCGCCGTCCTCGTCGGTCACGAGCCGCAGCCAGAACTCCTCGTCGAACTCGCGCCTTTCGCCCCGCTTCTTCTCCGCGACCGCGCGCCCGGTCGTGTGCTCCGTTCCGGGGAACGGCTCGAACGTCACCGTCCCGTCGCCCGACCCGTGCAGCACCGTCGCGCCCTCGTAGCAGCCGTTGCACACGTCCATGTGCGCGCCGAGCGCGTACGGCTCCGTCTTCTGGCCCCATCCGTTGCGGTCGAGCCATACGGGCACCACAACGCCGACGCGGATGTCGCCGTGGCCGAACTCCCCTCCGCACACCTCGCACCTCACGGCCTTCCTCCCTTCTTCTCGGCGAGCAGCATCTTGGCGCGCATCTCCGCGTAGCCGATCTTGTTGCCGCCGCCGTCGGTCACGCTCACGCACTTGCCGAGGTGCTGGGCGCACTCGACGGCGATTGACAGGTCGCCCTCCGCCCATTCGAGCAGCCTCTTCGCGCGCATGGCACCGCAACGGCACGCCCCGTGCACGCGCAGCACCTTCTCCGTTGTAACGTCGCTCGTCTTGGGCGCAGCGTTTGGGCACACGTCGGACGGCTCGGCGCGGCTGCTCATGACGCGCTTGCGCGTCTCTATAGGAGCGCCGGGGTACTTCGCGCAGCGGCAACGGGCAAGCGACACGTCGCCCGCGTTCCACTCGCATCCGTCGCATAGGTACCAGCACGTCGTTCTCTCGTTATCCATCTTCTTCAAGCCTTTCTCCGCACCACGGGCAGAACGCCATGCCCTGCCCTTTGAGAACGTTCGCCGAATCTAAGCACTCGCAATCATAGTCGAAGTCGATGTCCCGGAGGCCGAGTACCCATTGCCCGTCGGGAAAGGACGAACGCCCCTCATCGGGCCGGTATCTCCGGAGCGAGAAGCCCTTCGGCATCTTCCGGCACCGGTGCGTCTCGAAACCTGCATGTCGCGGGTCTCCGTCAGTCATAGCTCCACTCCCCCAACTCCACTTCCTCTCCGCAATGCGGGCACTCCACGCTCCCCCAGTCGTCCTGCCAGCATTCCGGCTCGTCAACGTCCTCGAACGGCACGCCGGTCTGCCATCTGCAATGCGGGCACGTGAACGTGATGTCCACCGGCGCGCTGTTGATCGTGAAGTCGGCCTTCTCCTCGCGGCTCGTCATATCCTTCCACCGCTCCTCTCCCTCGCGGCCTTTGCGCGAATCTCGGCGTACATGCGCTCCTCGTCCTCGCGCAGTATGCGGTAGGCGAGCCGCAGCCGTTCGAGGTCGAAGTAGCCGAAATGGCACTCCTCGACGGGTATGCCCATCCTGCCCGCCAGCCATTCGTACTGGCGCGTACGCTCCTTGCGCTTGTTCGGAGCGCCCAGCCACCGCCTGTCGAACAGCCGGTGGCAGAACTGCTTGCCGAGCCTCATGCGGTCGTCGGCCAGAAGCCCGAACGCCTCCTTCGGCCTCGGCACGTGCGTCCCGACGTACGCGCCGCACTCCGTGCAGCGGTAGCACCACCCGCTGCCGCGCTTGATGCCGTACACCTTCCTGTTGGGCACGTACTCGACGCGCCCGCCGCACAGGTTGCACACGGTCGGCCTCTTCGGCGGAATCATGCGCCAAGCTCCTTCCCGAACGCGCGGGATACCGCCTCGAACAGTATGCCGTCGAGGAGCGCGTCCACGCTCTCGTCCGTTCTAAGGCCCCGTTCCTCGCAGAACGCGTCCGCCTTCGAGGAGATGCGCCTGCACGCCTCCTGCGCCGTCTCCGTGGCCTCTGCGGCGGTCATGCCGTCCCCGTCCCTCTTCACGCGAAGCAGCTCCGGGTGTCCCGACATGTCCAAGCACTCGCCGTAGGGCGCTCCCGCGACGTATCGGTCGATCATGATGTCGAGGCGCAGGATGTGGGAGAGCTGCTTCGGGTCGTAGCCGTAGCGCTCTATCCAAGGCATGCGGCTCGGGTACTCGTGCGTGAGCGCGTTCAGCTTCTCGTGCGCCATGCCCTTCATGCACTTGACCGCCCGACCGGGGCAGTAGCGCGCGATCTCCTCGCGGCGGCGCAGCAGCTCCATCCACAGGTCGGCGTAGTCGTGGTTGAACAGGTGCCACTCCGTGAACAGAATCTCAACGAAGTTCACGTTCTGCTTGCGGAACGTCTTGAAGTACTCGCGGATGTCCTTCACGTCGCAGTGCTCGCCGTTGCCCATCACGTGGGTGCGGCTCACCGCCTGACGGTTCAGCACGACATCCTCGAAGCATGGCAGCACCAGCAGCTTGCCGTCGATGTCGCTGCCCTCGTCGGAAAGCCCGTAGTTCTGCGAGCCTTGCAGGCAGATGGCGAACCAGTCGCCGCGCGCGTTTTTTTAGATTCCTCCAAGTGCTCCGCGAGCCTCGCCGTCGGCAGGTCCTCCATACTCTCTCCTCCTATCGTTCCAGAAGCGGACGGCGCGCTCGGGGTCGTTCAGGAAGCCCGTCTGGTTGCCGCACGCCTTGCAGCGCACGAACCACCTTGGCGGCTCCGTCCGGCCCGTCGCGTAGAGCGCCGCGCCGCCGCCGCATCCGCATCGCTCTATTCTACTGGTAGATGTCATAGTTCTCGCAGATTTCGCTCCAATTTTGGATAAGCCCCTGATAGCCGTCGCGCAGGTCGCGCAGCGTGCCCTTCTCCTCGTTCTCGCGCATCAGCGGCAGCATGCGGTCGCGCTCGGCGTAGATCGCGTCGAACTCCATGCCCGTGTCGTAGAAGACAACCTCGTCGAGCGGCATGCCGCGCTCGATCAGGCCGTGCAGCATGGCGAGGCTGTCCTTGCCCCAGCTGACGCTTGCGATGCAGCGCTTTCATGGCTACCCTTCCCTCTCGTCGGCGCGCCTGCGCCTCGCGGCCCTCTTGTCCTGCTCGGCCTTGCACTCCGGGCCGCAGTATTTCTGGTTGCGGGAGTTCTTCGCGAACGTCCTCCCGCACACCGGGCACGTCCCCGTGCCGCGCGCCTTCCAACCGGTCATCCCTCGCTCCTCTCCCTCGGCATCCCTCCACGGTAAAGCCCCGCCTCCTTCAGTCGGCGCAGGGCGAGCCGCTGCCTCGCGTTGCACCGCCCTAGGGCGCAGTCGTTCCACACGGCCACGCACCGGGTCATCTCGCACAGAGCGTCCATGCACCCGCAGGCGGGCAGCACGTCCCACGCCTGACCCTGCTCGACGAAGCCGCGCAGGCGCATCAGCTTGCGGACGAGCCATTCCTGATGCGACGGGACGGCGTAGTGCGGCGTTCCTCCCTCGTCGATGCACACCTCCAAGTAGTTCACGAAGGTCGCCTTGTGCGTCTCGATGTCGAAGGGGGAGCGCAGCACGCGCTGCTGCTCCGACGCTCCGGGGAGGCTACTCATCGTCCGTCTCCGTGGTCATCCAGTCCTCGACGCTGCCAAGCTCGTCTGCGGCGCACAGGATGCGCGCGAAGGGGTACTCCGGCACCTCCATGTCGCCAGCCGCCTCCAAGCCGATCACGTCGTTCAGGAGGTCGTTCGCCTCCGTGACGGCGGCGCGCCAGTCCTTCTGCGCATCGACGCTCCCGTAGGTCGCCTCGAAGATGTCGGGCTTCACGGGGTACAGCTCCCCCGTGAAGCCCTTCACGATGTAGTCGCCCTTGCGCGCCGTCATGCTCCCTTCGAGCGTGCGCACCTTCGCCTCGCCGTCCGGGGTCAGGCGCAGAACGCCGCTCTCGAACGCGACGTGCCCCCACTCCGGGGTCGCCTCCTCGCCGTAGCGCCACGCCTCGATCTCCAACGGCTTCTTCCTGTACCTCATCGCCCCTCCTCGTTTTCGCACTCGTCGCATCTGTCGCTCGTCGGCTCGTAGTCTCTTATCCCCAAGTCGAGCCAGTCGCGCAAGATGCGCAGCTTGCGCGTGTCGGGTTCCTCGGGGATGACGGCCTCGTAGCGGCCTCTCTCGTCTTCCAGCTCGATTCTCGGCATGTCGGCGCTCCTCTCAATCAGTCTCGTACCGCTTGATATCCTCGCGCCAGCGCAGCTCGTCTCCGAACCCAACGCCTTCAAGCTCGCCCGTGGAGACCACGCGCCCCTCGTCGTCCAGAGGGTACAGCGCCGTGTTGCCGTCGAACAGCGACACGACGGCTATGCGGTGCTTCAGCGTGAGGGCGGTCAGGTCTTCGAGGAACGCCGCAGCGTCCCTCGCGTCAGTCGTCCCCATCGCAGCCGCCCTTCGGCTCGTCGAGCGCGGCCTGCGCGTCGCGCAGAGCGTCGGCGACCATGCGCCCCATGCGCCTAGCCCAGCAGAACAGCAGGAAGGCGCACAGCACGAGGAACGAGGCGTAGCACAGGAAGCCCCATGCCGCCCCGAACATCACGCCAGCTCCTATGGAGCCTACCAGCCCCGCAGCTCCGAACAGCAGGCCTCCCAGCAGCCACGAGCAGCCGATCAGCGCGTCCTCGTCCTTCTCGCTCTTGTCCACGTCGAACTCCATCCTCATCGCTCGCCCTCCGGCTCCGTCGGCAGCTCAATCCACCTCTTGCAGTTCTCCACGTTCTGGTCGAACGACAGCAGCACGTCGTCCCAGCCCTCCCCGTCGGGCGGAGGGCCGAAGCTGCAAGACACCCCGGTCTCGTGCCTCTCCCCCGTGATCGTCATGACGTAGGACAGGCGCGGCTCCTCCGCCCCGTCGCGCTTCAGCACGTCGAAGGCGTACTCGATGCCTATGGGCGTTCCAAGCCTCGCCTCCTCGCGCACCTTGGCGCGCATGCGCTCGACGACGGCCACGAACTCGTCCGGCACCCCCGCCTCGCGCATCTCCTTCTTCCACGCCCTCGGCCCCGGCTCAACGCCGGGGACGTACCGCTGCATGCTGACCGGCCCTTCCATCACAGCCCCTTCCTGTGCTCGTCGTCGAGGCGCGCGTACTCCCTGCGCTCCTTCTGCGTCGATGCGCGCAGGCACGCCTCGGCCTCCTCGTCCGACACGTCGAGGCCGATGCCGTCGGGCGTGCGGAGCACGATGCGGCGCAGCCCGTTCTTCAACGTGTACTTCATGTAGACCTTGACCGGCGTTCCCTCCGGCGTGACCACGGGCGCGCCGTCCTCCCCGTAGGTGGTCAGGTCGCAGTCGAGGGCGCAGACGCTCCCCATGCGCTTAGTCATCGGCCCCTCCGATCTCCGCGTAGCAGCCGGGCCGCCAGCGCTCGCCCTCCACGTCCTCGGGCAGCGGCGCAACGGGGCGGATGTGCCCGTGCGAGACGTGCAACATGTCGCAGCGGCTGCCCAGCGGCTTCAGCTCCTCCATGGCGCGAAGGGCGCGCCGCACGGTCTCCGGCAGCTTGCGCGCGTCGTCGCGCACGCCGACCGAGATGCGCAGGGAGCGACCATCGAACGGCATGCCCTCGTACGGGCCGACGGCACCGCCGCATGACAGCTGCGCGCAGAACTCGACCGTCGTGCGCATCTCCTCGCCCTCGATCTCCCCGGACGTGTTGCCGTAAAGAAGGTAGCCGCCGATCTTGCCGTTGCCCTTCGCCTCGCGCAGCATGTTCGAGCAGCGGCGCACGGCATCGACGCTCTCGTCGTCGTCGATGCCGAACGCCTCCAAGAAGCGCTTGGCCTCCTTCAGCTCCTTGCCGTTGCCTCTCACTCGCCGTCTCCTTTCTCGATTAAATAATCGGGCCGTCGTGCTCGCCTTCGTCGGCCACAAGGCACTTGTCGTCCCCCGTCGGCGACGTAGACGAGGAACATGGCGCTCGCGCGCAATACCTCCTTCTCGTCCCCGTCGCCCATGCCCGTGATGCTGATCTCCAAAACGGTCTCCTTCCGCTCGGTTTCGCGATACGGTCATCTTACCACAAGTCTTACACTTTTGTCTTAACTTTTTCTTTTACAAACAGCGGAGGGCGCTCCCGTCCGACGGCTGAAGGGCTTCCGGCCTTTACGCGAGTTCGCCATCTGCGCTCCGATGTCGAGCGAGCCGTCACCGGCAAGGTAGCCATCGCTTTCCAGCGCCGCGTCTTGACCGCATGGGGATACGGGCGCGTGCGCGTCGCAGCCGTCGGAGAGGAGCGCCCTCGATTATTTAATCGGCGTTCGGGCGCTTCGCCACGGCAAGCGACAGAGCGTCCTCCAACAGCCCCAGCGGCGACCTCCCCGGCCAGCGCTCCGCAACCTTGTCGAGGTTGACAAGGGCCTCCATCACGATGCCGTCGGTCGTGACTATCGCCTGCTGCTGCACGACGGGCTGGCCGTCCTCGCCGACCTCGCCCGTCGGGTTCGCCCGCTGGATGCTCTGCACCGTCATGCGGTCGCCTCTGCCCGACAGCGCGCGCCACGCCCCGTCGAACGCCTCGGCGGGCGCGGTGAGCGACAGCCCGCAACCGACGCACGCGATGCGCGCGAGCGCGTCTCCCCGCACGGAGCGCCCCCAGTCCGTCGCGTCCGTCATGTCCAGCTTCCCGCCGCACAGCGGGCACCTGCTCTCCTCCATCGTCGGTCTCCTCTCCTAGCAGTCGTCCCTTACCGCCGCGCAGGCCTTGCCGACCTTCGGCGCGACCTCCACGGCGCTTCCGCCCGCCTCCTTCTCCGCAGCCTCCGCGCGCATCGAGCGCGCCCACGCCAGCATGTCGGCGCAGAGCTCCGCGCACCGCGCGTCGTCGAACGGCAGCGGCAGCTCGCGGCTGAAGCTGTGGCGGCGCGGCACCGGGTTGGGCAGCCTCGCCGACGCTTCCTTCTCCGACACCTCGACGAAGCCCTTGCGCAGGCCCGTCTCCCTCGCCGCCTCGCACGCCTTCGTCGCCACGTGCGCCGGAGACGGGCTTCCCGCCTCCATCGCGGCCTCGTACGCGTCGAACGGCTTGTCCTTCGGCTCGAACTCCATCCTTATGGCCCGCGTCGCCTTCATGGCAGCGCCTCCCTTCCACCGGCCCCTGCCGGTAAGGCTGTCTCCGAAACCCCGTTTTTCAGGTCTCGACTGCCAATGTGTTTGCCTTGGCGTCCGATCATGCTCCCGTTTCTGCCGATCTATCGACAGGACGGGGCACGTCGCGGTCGTCCGCGCGGCAGGGTGTCCAGTGCCCTGCGGCGCGCCTCCGCTCGCAGTCGGCAAGCTCCTTCGGAACGTCGTCCCGCTGCCGCCGGTCGTCCGGGTCGTGGCGCGCCCGGAACTCCGACAGGTCGTAGTCCGCGCCCTCCGGGAGGTAGGGGAGCATGGGCGCTGGCCCTAAGTACTCCCCTACCGGCCTCACGGCGCGCTGGCACATGTCCGCCGCTCCCTTGGCGTAGGCCGCCCGCACCTCGTCGCGCGTCTCGTGGCACTGCTCCCGCTGGCGCATGAGGTGGTACTGAACCGTCATCGCGTCGCGCACCGTCGCCGCCGTCCGCCTCTGCTTCTTTCCCATCGTCGTTTCCCTTCACCATCGTATTCCGTGCGCCGCGCGGCGCTTCAGCTCGCCCTCGAACACCGCTTTCAACGCTTCATGCCATGTGCCGAACGACGCGTACCATCCTCCGATGTGCTCCGACGGCGGCTCCTTCGGCAGCTCCATGATCTCGCCCAGCAGCCAATCGGAGGACGGGAGCCTTTTGAGCAGGTCGAGTATCGTCGAGCGGCCCATCATGGTCACGGGCTGGTAGCCGCCCTTCCATACCTCCCATTCCGACACCCCTCCGTCGCGCCTGAAGAACCGGTCGAAGCGCTCCTTCGTTCCGGGGCTTCCGCGCCGTCGGCGGGCATGCGGCAGTCCGTGCGCCGGTCGATTGCCGGAGTTGGTGCGAACGCCGAGCGACGCTATGCGGTCGAGCACGCGTTCGTCGCGGTCGATCATGTCGTCGATGAAGTCGTCTGCCATGCTCATGTCTGCCCCCCCCTACTCGAACGCAGCGTCGCGGGCAGCGTCCACCATGTCGTCGTAGTACATGGCCTCGCGCTCCTCGAACCGCTCCCAGTACGCGCTCGCCTCGGCCTCGTACTCCTCGTAGGTGTCGAAGTCCTCCGGGTCTGGCTGGTTCTCCTCGGCCCTCATGCGGGCGTAGGCTGCTGTGAGGTTCGCCATGGTCTTTGCTCCTTCTCGATTATTTTATCGACTGGGAACAGACTATCACAAATATGCGATTGTTAAAAGAAGAATTAAGAAAAAAACTAAGGTTTATAGATTCTGCACGGCTTCGTGCATGGCCTGCTCCATGTCGGAATGCCCCCATACGACGAGCTGCCCCGCGCTGTCTAGGAACAAGATCGCCTCTTGGCAGCGGTCGGGAAGATGCTCCATGAGGCGCTGCACTGCCTGCCATCCTCCGCGTGCGAGCGCGTCGCGCACGGCCATGTCTATGTCGCGCTGCTCTAGCACGCCGTCTATCAGGTGGTCTATGCCTTCGCGTTTCAACGCCTCCCACATGCCGAGCGCGTCGCCCTCCTCCTCGGCGATTCTCTCGACAAGGAGCGCCGCCGCACGGCGCTCCTCTGCGGCGCGCATGTTGTTCCTCTGCACGTGCGTCAGCCCCGCAGCCATGCCGCGCCTCCTCGTTCGGAAGCGCCCATGGCGCGGGGCTGCTTGTAAGACAAGAGTGAAGAAATTGAGTGCGTCATTGTAAGAGCCTTACTTGTCGGGGTATCCCATGCCGTCGGGGTAGAACACCTTGCACATGTTGCCGGTGCCGGTCACCTCGACCGGGTGGTTCCTCTCCTCGACGATCTCGCGGGCGCGCTCGAAGGCCGCCTCCCAGCCGTCGAACTCCCCTCCTTCGCCGAAGGGCGGGAAGCCGATCTCCTGCGCGATCTGGATGAAGCCCTTGGGGTAGTGGAACGATGCGAACACCATTGTCCGTTCGCGGCTAGGCCATGGCCTTCGCCGCTTCCCCCTTCCCGGCCTTCGGAAGCGTCACCAGAGCCAGCGCCTCGTCCTGCCGGATGCTCACCTTCACGTCGATGCCCAGAGCCTCGGCTGCGGCGTTCAGGCGGTACCGGAAGGTGTGCCAGTTCTCGCGCTCCTTGTCGTCGGCCATGGGAATCTTCACGGCCTCCGCGCCCTGCTTCATCGCGATCTGGTACGCCTCTATGATCTTCAGAACGCGCTCGCTGCGCTTCTTGCCGCGCCCGTCCCCCTTGTTGACGCACTCCTCCTTGTCGAAGACAAGCTCAAAGTCAGCAGTCATCTTTTCCTCCATCGTTTTTCATAGTCCGTCGTTCTCGCAAGGTGGATTGCCTTTGACAGCATACCACTTCCCCGTGCTTTTGTAAAATAAGAAATTAAGAGAACAGTTAAGACTTCCGTTCCGCCATCCGTTCCAGCTCGGCCATGCGCATGCGCCGGTCGTAGATGCGCTCGACGCGCCGCACCATAGCGTCCATCCTGTCCACCAAGTCCTTTGCCTTCTTCCAGTAGTGCGAGCAGAACTGCGCGCGCCAGCGCTCCCTCTGCGCCATGAGCGTCGCCGTGGCGGCCCTCGCGTCCACCGTGCCGGAAAGCGGCTCGTTGTACGCCTTGCTGTACACCTCGTTGTAGAACATGGTGGCGTAGGCGGCCTCGGCCTGCGCGTTGATCGACTGCTGGCTGTCGAACACGATGTACTGCGTCGCCGCAAGCACGAACTCCTCCATGTCCTTCAGCGTGAGCTGCGTCCAGTCCTCGACGTAGCTGCCGTTCGCGTTGCGCGCGTACCCTCCGCCCGCCGCGACGGGGAGGCGCTGGCGCACCTTGGAGATGAACTGCGCCTCGATCTCGAACAGCTGGGCGTACTCGCTCGCCAGCCTCTCGTCCGCCGCCTTCAGCAGCATGTCCATCATGCGCCTGTCCTCCGGCTCGAACTTCAAGACGGAATCGAGCGGCATTGATGCCATCCCCGTCTCGTCGAGCCTCGGCTTCTCGTCCACGATCTCATCGATGGGCGGCGCTTCCCTCTCCATCATAGCATTGCCTCCTTCAGCCCGTCGGTGTCGTACATCTGCCCTTTGATTCGCGGGCACTTTATCACGCTCGGCTCGTCGTCGAACGCCGCGTAGGGTATCGACTTGCGACCGAGCGCCGCCATGGTCTCCTCGAAGCGAACCCACGTCCCTATGGGGACGAGGAACGCCGTGTTGAAGCTGCGCTTGTCGTCCTTGTCGTAGAAGTTGACGGCGACGAAGCCGTGAGCGTCCTCGTGGAAGCCGTCGAAGTCCACCAGAGCGGCCCTCTGATGCTCCTGTAGGCGGTCTAAGGGCAAAGACCGTGCTGACACCGCCTTTGCCTCAACCAAGGCCGCAGAAAGGCTCTCCGCCGCTCCGAACACCCAGAAGTCCGCCTCGCTCTCCGAACTCATCGGTCGGTTGCCCGACCAGAACATCTTGTCGCTTATGCGGTGCGCCCTGAAGCCGCTGCGCTTGAAGCTCGCCAGCAGCTCGCGCTCGAACACCTTACCGTTGTCCCTCGGCATCGTCGGTCACCTCCACGTTCAGCCGGATGTCCGGGTTCAGCCCTAGATGCCCCATCATCGCCGCCGCGCCGGAGAACTCCGCAAGCGCCAGCCGCATGTTGATGGACGCTTGCAGCAGCGCGTCGGCATCGGCGCGCTCGAACGCCTGCTGCGCCTCGCGCTGGAACATCTCGGCGTTCGCGGATGCCTCGCCCACGGCGTTGGCGTACGCCTCGTAGACCTCGACGACGGGTATGCTCGCGCCCTCGTCCTCCTCCACGATGAACTCGCCGTCACCGTCTATGATTATCACATCGTCGTCGGCGGTTGCCATATCGGTATCCCTCCTCCTCGTATCACGCCCTCGCGGCGGCAGAAGCCACGGCACGGGCAGCTCTTGAACTTCGACGTGTCGCACTCGCATTCGTAGGGAAGGAGGCTCGGGCTTCCCGCGTCAAGCGCGTCCTTGACCTGCTGCCAACGGCGCAGCGTAGGCCCCATGTCCATCTGCTCCACCACGAACTCCTTGAAGCTGTGGGGCCTGTCCTTGCTTATGTAGAGCAGGATGCCGTACGGCAGGCCGGTCAGCATGAGGTACATGCCGAGTTGGAGGCGGTGGGCAGCGTCGGGGGCGGACAGCGACTTGAACAGGTCGGCGGTCTTGGTCTTGATCTCGATGGGCACCGGCTCCTCCACGTCGGGGAATTTCAGGATGCTGTCGATTGAACCGGCGACGCGCAGGGCCTCGTCCGTCACCTTGGCCTCGTTCTCCACGAGGTCGGGAAGCCCCTCTATGTCGGTCATGTTCTCGAACCAGTGCTGAATCATGCCGTGCAGCGCGTGCCCGATCTTGAACGTCACCTGAAGCTCCGTGTCGATCTTCTCCACCATCTGGTCGGCGTACTTCGGGTTCTTCTCGAAGTACAGGCGGCGCATGCACATAAGGCACTCGCTCGACGGGTGGAGGTTATCGTAGTCCTTCGGCTTGTACAGGTCGTCAACCGTGTAGCTGCCGGAGTTCGGCACGAGCGCCAAGTACCGCTCGACGTACGGCACGAGGCGGGCGAACCCGTCGGATGCCTTCGGCGGCGCTGACAGCGCGAACAGCTTTGAGCCTTCCCTAATCCTCATGCACGCCCACCAGCTTCAGCATTCGCCCCAGCTCCATCGCCAAGACCTCCTCGCTCCAAGCGCCGTCGGCCATCGAGGCGACGAGCGGCAGCGCGGTCTTCTCCGATATTCCCAGCGACATCCGCACGCCCTTCTCGCACACGGCGTAGCTGTCCCAGTTCGCCTCGTTCGCCTCCCACATCTCGCGGAAGTCGCGATGCCGCATGATTCCCACCTCGCGCCCGCTCGACAGCTTGACCGCGACCATGGGCACGCGCATCTCGTTCATGGCCCACTCCGAGACGCTGCGCCACATCTTCGACGAGAGCGTGTACCGCTGCGTCTCGGTGTACTTGCAGTCCACGAGGAGGCGGGAGGTCTTCACGTCGCCTTTGTACCCCGTGAGGCGGCCAGACGCTTTAACGAGGTCGCCGCCTATGCGCCCGGCCATCTCCTCTTCCCAGAGCTGCCAGCCCGGTTTGCCGTAAGACATTTGCCCCCCCCCTATTCCTTGAACTCGCCAGCGCCAGCGTCGGCGGTCTTCAGGTAGCTTTCCGATTCTCCGATGACGACGGCCATGGTGTCGTCGTGCACGGCCTTGGCGAACTCCGGGTTGTCGCGCAGAAGGCCAACCATCTTCGCCTTGCCCTGCGCCTTCACGAAGCCCTTCTCGCCCTCGGTGCCGTAGGACATCCACGAGCCGGACGTTTTCAGAACGCCGTAGGATACCGCCAAGTCCACGAGGCTGTCGGCGCTGTCAACGCCGAACGGATGGTCTGGCGTTTCGGTGTAGTAGAACATGTACCCGGCCTCGCGGTACGGCGTTGCCAGCTTGTTCTTCCGGTTGCGCGTGATGATGCGCGTGCCGATCTTGACGCGCTCGCCGTGGATGTCGGCCCACTTGATGTCGTCGGCCTTGCCGGATGCCCTGATCTCCGTGATGGTCTTGCACATGTGCTTCAGGCCCTCTCCGCCGGAGATGATGAGGCCTCCGTGGGGCGACTTCAGGTTGATGCGGGCTTGGCCTATGTAGATGATGACGGGCAGCACAACGTCCGCACCGGCGCGCTTGGCGTTGCTTATGCGAGTAAGCTCCGCGTTCACGCGGTTCACCATGCGCGTGATGACCCCGGCGCTACCGGCGACCTGCATGGCGTTAGCGTCGCCGCCGTCGCCCTTCTTGCCATCGACCTCAACGCCGCGCGCGACCGCGCCCAAGCTGTCAACCACGATCACGTCGAAGATGCCCTCGCGGATGATCGCGCAGAGGCTGTTGGCGGCGTTCTCAACGGTGTCGGGGGTCGAGACCCACACGCGGTTCTTGCGCGGGTTGTCGTAGTCGAACTCTATCCCGTCGAACTTCTCCAACCATTGCGGGGTTACGCTTCCCTCGATGTCCACGATGCACGCAAGCGCCTTCGGGTCGAACGACAGGAGACGGCCTATGGCGCAGTTGATGAGCGACGACTTGCCAGCCGAGTACTCGCCCATCACCATGTGCTGGTGCCCTCGCATCCACCCTCCGCCCAGCGCCGCATCGAGCGTGTCCGCGCCGGTCGATATTACGCCGACCGAGTAGTCTATCTGCTGGGTCGGCACGAAGAACGAGCCGGGAGCCTCGTTCTTCAGAAGGTTGTCCAAACCTTTCTCCCTGTTCAGTCCCATCACATTGCCTCTCTTTCTCTTTGCGGGACAACCGGCATGAAGTGCTCTAGCACGTAGTTGTCCTCGTCGTTTCTAAGCTGCTTCTTCACCTGCATCAGGAAGTAGCAGTCCTGATCGCCGCGTATGTGGCGCTCGATCATCTCCCACATGTCCGTGAAGCACGTCACGTCGATCTGCGTGCCGTCCATGTCGCATTTGAGGAACGCCATCGGCCTGCCCTTCTTGGTGACGATTCGCTTCACGTCCTCCAACAGCACGAGCACGTTTGCGCACGCCTCGTACGCAACGTCGTCAAGCTCGTCGGCGGAGCAGATCGAGGCCGCGTAAGGCTCGACGGCCCGCAGAACGTCCTCGTACGGGTCGAAGGTCAAGGGCATGCCTATGGCGCTCTTCTCCATCTCTATGATCTCGTCCTTGGTGAAGTCCGGCTGCCCCTGCGTGAACCGCACGGTCGAAGCGTCGCCGAACAGGTTGGCGCTCATGTCGTTGTTCTCGAACCTGTGCAGCAGGTCTTTCGCGTTGGGATGCCACTCGCGGAAGAACCTGTTCTTGACGAGGATGCGGACGACACCGTTGTCCGCGCCGCTGCGCGACTTGAAGTCCTCGAAGTCGGCGTAGGGCGCTCCCGCGAAGATGCTGCGCACGGCCTTCTCCCCTATGCCCTTCAGCGAGCCGATGCCGATGGCGATGGTGCGGTCGTCGAGGATGGCCCAGTCGTCCGATATGTTCGTCACCGACGGCATCGTGATCTGGAAGCCCTTCTTGCGGGCCTCGCGCATGTACTTCGGAAGCGCCTTCGGGTCAACCGTCTGGAAGCAGGCGCAGTAGAACTCGACGGGGTACATGAACTTCATCCACGCCGTCCAGAAGGTGATCTTCGCGTAGCTGTAGCTGTGGGCCTTGTTGAAGGAGTAGAGGCCCGATGCCTTGATCTGGTTGAAGATCACGGTCGCGTCCTCCGCCGATATGCCGCTGTGCCGCACGCACCCCTCAACGAACTTCGGCTCCTCCGCCTCCATCTCGCGCAGCTTCTTCTTGCCGATGATCGAGCGCATGTGGTCTGCCTCCAAAGGCGTGTAGCCCGCCACCTGCTGGCATATCGCCATGGACTGCTCTTGGTAGACGATGACCCCGTACGTGTCCTTCAGGATAGGCTCTAGCTGCGGCACGACGTACGACACCTGCTCCCGCCCCAGCTTGCGGTTGATGAACACCTGCAACATCCCCGCGAGGATAACGCCGGGGCGGTAAAGCGCCACGATTGTTGACAAGTCCATGACGGAGCGCGGGGCGAGCTGCTGCGCGCAGGCCGTGATGTCCTTGCCGCCCATCTGGAAGATGCCCAGCGTGTCGCCCTCGTCGAACAGCCTCCACACCCCTTCGGGGGCCTGCGCGTCTTCGAGGGCGCGGAAGTCGATGCGCACGCCGTGGCGCTGCTCGACCATCGCCCGCGCGTTCGCGAGCGTGGACAGGTTGCGAAGCCCCAGAAGGTCGGCCTTCAGGAAGCCCAGCGCCTCGATTGCCACCTTGTCGAACTGCGCCACGATGTCGCCCGTCTTCAGCGACAGGCGCGTGGGCATCGCGCTCGAAAGCGGTATGGGGGAGACGACGTAGCCAGCCGCGTGCTGCCCCCACTGGCGCGGCACGCCGATGAGGCGCGAGACGTATTTGAAGACGTTGGGGAAGCGCTGCATCATCGTGTCCAGCTCGCGGCGCTCCTTGTCGGACAGTATGTCGAGATGGTCGAGCCATTCCTTCGGGTTCTTCAGGGCCTTGTCGAACCGTTCCAAGGTCGCCTTGCAGCGCAGGGCCTCTTGGTGCGGGAGGCGGTAGTAGCGCGCCAAGTCATCGAAGGCGTTCTTTATGCCGAACGTCCCGACGGTGCCCACCGCGCACACGTGGTCTTTGCCGTACTTCTCGTTCAGGTAATCGACGACGCTGTGGCGACCGGCCACGTCGAAGTCGAGGTCGATGTCGGGAAGGCTGTCCAGCCGCCCTTCGTTGAGGAAGCGCGAGAAGATCAGGCCGCGCCCCATCGGGTCAACTTCGGTAATGCCGGTTGCCCAGCAGAGTATGGAGGCGGCGCACGACCCGCGCCCCGGCCCGACCTCCACGCCGTGCTCCTTCGCCCAGCGCGTGTAGTCGGACACGATCAGGAAGTAGTCCGCCAGACCGTTGTCAACGATGATCGGGAACTCGTTCTCCGCCACGTCCTTCAGGTACGGCACGAGCCGCGCCTTGTCGCCGCCCCTGTACTTGATCTTGTGGGGGTCGTCGTCGGGCAGCACCTCGCACCCACCGGCCTTCTCGAACAGCCCCTTCGCCGTGAGGTACTTCAGGTACTCCCCGCTGTCGTCCCATCCCTCCGGCAGGGGGAACTTCGGAACCTTGTGGGAGCGGTCGAGGTCGTATTCCTCGACCATCGAGAGGAGGTGGTCTACGCCGTCGAAGCAGCGCTCCAAGTCCTCGTCGCCGATGTAGGCGAGGCGCTGGCGCACCTCGGCCTCGTCCATCATGTAGTAGTCCTGCTTCATGTGCATGTGCGTCTCGTCGTAATGCTTGCCCATGTTGCAGCCGAGCATGACGTTCTGCAAGTCGCAGTCCTGCGGACTGACGTAGTGGCTGTCGATTGCGTAGATCGTGCGGATGCCGTGCCGCTTCGCGAAGTCGAGCAGCCACATGTTGACGCTGCGCTGCTCCGGCTCGCTGTTCGTGTGAATCTCGATGAAGAACTCGTCGAAGATGGCCCGGAACCGCTCGGTGAACTCCAACGCCATCTTCTCGTCGTCGGCCTTCGCGGCCCTCGACAGGGCACCGGCGAGGCATGCGGAGCCGCATATAACGCCCTCGCGGCGCTCTCCCAAGTCCTCCCACAGCGCGTTGGTGTACGCGTCCTTCCCTTCCTCGTGCAGCCAAGCCTTCGACGAGATGTCCCAGAGGTTGTGAAGCCCCTCCAAGTTGCGCGCCCAAAGGGTCAGGTGGAAGCCCTTCTTGTTCGTGTTGTGGTACACGCCGTCCTTCAGGTACAGCTCGCTTCCGAGTATGGGCACGATGCCGTTGCGCTTCGCCGCCTCGAACATGGCGTAATGGCCCACGCAATGGCCGTGGTCGGTTATCGCCTGATAACGGCTCCCGACCTCGACCGCGCGCCTGCACATGTCCTCCGGGTCGGCGAGGCCGTCTAGGAAGCTGTAGTAGCTGTGCGCGTGAAGGTTCGCGAACTGATGAGGCATTCCGTGCCCCCCCCTATCCATGTCTCTCGATTATTTTATCGAACGTCCTTGTACGTCTTTCCATCGCGCACCTTCTGCACCGTACCGATGGACACTCCGAACTTTTCGGCAAGGGAGGCGAGCGTTCCGCCTCCCCTTATCTCTAAAACCTGCTCTCGCGTCAGCTTGCGCTTGTCATGATGCATGTAGTTGCCGTACGGCTCTAGCCCTTCGGCGGCGCGCCGTGCCGCATCGGCTCTGCGATGGCACGCGGTGCACATCCACTCGACCTCCAACGGCTTCGCGTAGTCGTCATGGTGCGCCTCTATGCGCTTCTTCGGCGCTGTCGCCCCGCATTTTGAGCAGACCTGCGGGTTGACCAACACCCCGGCCTTTATCGCATATTCAACGATGCGCTGTGCATTCCTCTTGGACGGATTGCTCTCCTGCCGCTTCAAACGAGATTCCAAAATTCTATCGGGATGATCGCGCTCGTACTCTTTCGCTCTTGCCCGCGCCTCGTCTCTCACCTTCCGGTATCTCTGACGGTTGTACTCCGAGACGCACAACTTGCACACGCCCACTCTTCCATCCTTCGCCCTGCTGCACCGATTGAACATTTCAAGATTCAGCTCTCGTCCGCACTTGCTGCAAGTCTTCATAGTCATGAGGCCACCTTTCTTTAGACGACCCCATGACTATACACGATTGCCTACAAGATGTATACCACGTTCCTACTTGTTAGAACGGTATATCCTCGTCGTAGACGGAAGCGCCGACGCTACCGGCAGCGTCAGTCCACGGCACCGTAGCAGCCGGTTGCTGCGGCGCGGCCTGCGCGGGCTGCGGCGCGGGCTGGACTGGCTGCGGCTGCATGGGCTGCGAGCCGACCGGCTGCGGCATGTACGCGCTTTGCACGGGTGCCGCTGCGGGCTGCTGTGGAGCCGTCTGCGGGGCGTACTGCTGCTGGGAGGGCATCGGTGCGGGCTGGGACGCAACCGGAGCCGCAGGGGCGCTCTGAACGCCTTGCGGGGCCATCGGGGGCTGCATGGGCACGGAAGCCGGAGCCTGCGCGAACTGCTGCGGCGCGGCCTGCGCGGGCTGCGAGAACTGCTGCGTCGGAGCGGCGTACCCCGGCTGCACGGGCGCTCCGTAGGCGGCTGCGGGCTGGGCGGCTGCTGCGAGCGTGCTCTGGGCGGCACCGGCGAGCGTCGAGGGCGCATAGCCCGGAACCGCACCGTCTTCCGGCGTGAAGCCGGGGACGTAGATTCCCTTGCTCGTGTAGTACTGCGGCGTGCCCTTGAAGGAAACGTGCTCCGCGAGGGTGCGCGTCATGTACGGACGGTAGCGCTCGATGTCCACCACTTCGGCGGGGCGCTGAATCTTGGTCACGACGTAGGTGCGCATGTCGCTGCGGTACACTTCGTAGTCGTAGTACGTGATCGGGTCGCAGAAGTCGTCGTCCTTGCTGGTGAGCTGCGCCCAGAAGTTGGAGTACGCCTGATCGACGATCACGACGTTCGGCACCATCGCGCCGTTGCGCTCCACCATCTCGTCCTCGATGCTCACGATCTGCTCGACCGGCATGCCGCGCCCGTCGGTTCCGCGCTCGCGGTTCACCTTGCGGATGACGGCGTAGGCGCACATGCGGTCTTGCGGGACGTTGGCCCCCATGTACTTCGTGCCGTCGCGCTTCGTCTTCTCGACCTGCGTCTGGCACAGGGGGCACGCGTAGGGCTGGTTGTTGTCGATGTCGTCGAGGCACAGGACGTAGCCCCCGTTCGGGATGTAATGGAAGCCGCCGCCGCGCACGCCCTCCTTCACCGTGATAACGTCGGTGTCCGCGAAGGGGCGCTGGCAGATGGGGCACACGGGGTTCTGCCCCGTCTGCTCCTTCGTGCGGTTCCACATGTCCTGCGGAATCTCGATGTTGCACGAGCATCCGACCGACGCGTGGTTGACCACCACGTTGTCCACCATCGGGGACAGGAAGCGCAGCACCGCGCTCGAACCTATGTCCAGCTTTAAATAGCCGTAGCCCGAAGAACCCTTGTTCTCCGCGTTCTGCGCAAAGCGCTCTACCAATGAACTCATATCGTTCCTCTTTCTCGTTGTTGTTTCTCGAACAATGCCATCAGGACGTGCGCCATGTACTTTTGGGCTTTTCGACCACTTTCGATCATGAAGATTCTTTCGGTCTCTATCGCATATTGACGTTCGACGCGCTTCCTGATGCCCACCTCTACCTGCATTCGTATCCTGCGCACCTGCGCAGCTTCAAGAACGTACTGTGCCCAAGCATCGACCTCCGTCTCGTCCTCGTCGGACATCACCATGTCCGGCTCCTTGTAATATGCCGTCCTCGCGCCGCGAGGCGGAGCGACAGGCCCTATCTCGACCCGCTCCGGCACCAGCGCCACTTCCACGCTGAACGCCGTCGCAGGCGGTCTCGCATCGTACTCCGCCCTAGCCGACGGGTCGGTGAGCGTCCGGTAGGCCCTGTACACCTCCACGAACTCGTCTTCCGAGCCTCCGTGGTCGGGGTGGGCCTCCATGAGGCGCTTCTTCGCCGCCTCCTTCAGCTCGGCATCGTCGGCATCGGGCGGCACGCCTATGAGGCGGTAGTAGCCTTCCGAATCGTGGCGCGCCCTCGGCACGTGCACCATCTCGGTGCCCGACCAGAAGAACGCGTCGCCGCCCGTCGCCGAGAGAACCAGCCCCCTAGGGACGGTCTTCGCCCTCTGGGGCTGCTTCGGGCGCGGCGCTTTCGTCAAGATCGACGACCTGTTCGGAACCCTCACCCTCACCATCGGCTCCCGCCTTCCGCTCCTCCTCGGCGACCTTCACCGCCGACGGCTTCTCCGCACTGTACTTCCTGAACGCCATTTCCGTCTCCTTTCGTCGGGGTGGCAATCATACCATGGCTGTAAGCCAAAAGTTAAAACAAAAGTTAAGAATACGCCCATGACGGCACGACTTCCCTTCCGTACACCGCCTCCCAGCATTCGCGCTTCGTCATCGCCGCCGGGTCGTCCCGCGTCGGAAGGACGGAGAAGACCTTGCAGAACGGCTCCAACATGCGCATGGCACGCAGCGTACCGGCGTGGCCCGCCTCGTCCGGGTCGTAGAAGACCAGCACGCTGTCGAACTTCTGGCGTATCAGGCGGGCCTGACCGTCGGACAGCTGGCACCCGAACGATGCCACCGGGTTGGGGAAGCCGTACTGGTCGAGCATGATTGCCGAAAGCGGTGCCTCCACCAAGATGCAGCTGTCGCCCTGCGAAGCGTTGTCGTACCCGAACAGGATGATCTCGCGAGCCATGTCCTTGCTGTGGAGCCACTTCGGGAACACGTCGTTCGTGAGGGCGCGCGCCGTCCACCCGACCAGCTTGCCGTCGAAGAAGACGGGCACGACGGCCCTGTTCATCGAAGGGTCGTAGCCGAGCCTCCACTTCGCCACCGTCTGGTCGTTGAAGCCGCGCTCGCGCCAGTACGGGCAATCGTGCCTAGTCCACTCCTCAACGTCGCGCTCCAACGGCGTGAGCGTCACGGACTTGTATGAGCTTCCCGCCATGAGCTGCTGAATCTCCGAGAACGACAGGTCGCCGTACAGGAGCCGGAGCGCCTGCGAGCGCGAGCATGAACGCTGCCTCATCACCAAGCCCGCAGCGTCCCCGCTGAAGCCGCAGCTGAAGCAGTGGTGGCGCAGCGTGTTCAGGTTGATCGACCACGACGGCTTCTTGTCGCCGTGCCGATGGTTCTCCGGGCACGGGCACGATGCCCACAGCTCGTCCCCGCTGATATATGAGTTCTTCAGCTCCAAAAGGTCTATCAGCTTAGACGAATGAACCGGTCGCACATCGCACCTCCTCTTATGCCGCATCGTCGATTATTTTATCGGATGTTAAAGAAAAAAGTAAAGCAAGAATTAAGACAATAATGAAGATTATCGGATGGTGCGCGGGTTGCCGTTGTCGTCCCTCATGAGGTCGATGAGGGCTTGGTACTTCAGCTCCCATCGCAGCTTGTAGCCCATCCTCCCGTAACGTCGGGTCTTCAGCGTGACGAGCTTCATCACGCTTATGTTCTCCTCCTCCTCGGTGCACCCCAGCGCCCAGATAACGTCCGCAAGCTGCTCGACAACCGACGAGTGCGCGATGTCCTGCGCGGTGCCTATGCCGTCCTTCGCGTTCTTAACGCCCTCTCGCGTCATCTGGTGGAGCAGCAGCACCGGCATCTTCTGGTTGTCCGAAGGCGACGCTATGAGGTTCTTCAGCGTGTAGATGCAGTCAGCCGTCTGCTCGTAAAGCGACTGAATCTTCGGGTTCTTCTTCACGAACTGAAGCTGGTCGATCACGACGAAGTTGCATCCGCACATCTTGGCGTTCTGGATGAGGGCGCTCGGCGTGCGCTCCGGCATGGGAGGCTGGTCGATGACGAGCTTTCCGGGCAGGCCGCCTATCTCGTCGCGCGCCCTGTCGAGGGCCTGAACGTAGCGCGGCATCTCGATGCCCTTCAGGAACTTATCGACGGGAACCACGATCTGATCGCGGTTGACGTGCAGAAGCTCCGTGCGCCGCCCGATGTCGTAGGGGTCTAGCTCCAAGCTGGCGAAGTAGACGTTCCACCCTTGCCGCGCCGCCTCCAAGGCGGTCTTGGCGGCGAACCACGTGTTGTGCGTCACGATGTAATCGTCCGTCAGGTAAAGATGCTCCGGGTCGTCAACCATGATGCATTGCATCTCCGTGTCGAAGCCCAAGTCCTCGACATCGACTATCGAGACGTAGCGGTGAAGGAACTTGCGATTCGCAACGGCATCGTGCGCGCGCTCGCGACATTCGTGCTTGCCGGATGACGTGATGCTTTCGGCGGTCATCACCGACACAACCCATTCGTCCGACTTACCGGCACGGCGTTTCATTCGCGCCCGCGCGCACATTCCCAGCGAGCGGCACAACGACACGACATCATCAGCAAGCCTCTTTGAAGCCGTCGAGTAGGTCTTGCCTCCGTTGCCCATCATGCACCCGTCCGTGTCCATAAGGCCGCGAAGCAGGTCAAAACGCTGCTCTGCCGATGCTCCAAGGTAGTCGGCTGGAATGAACTTCTCATAAGATTTCACGTTCAGCCCAAGATCGACGACCGCGCTTGAAAGCGGGTTCATGTTCCACTTCGGCAGGTACGATATTCCATAAGAGCAGTTATCGGCGTTGACCTTCTTGACAGCGTAGTCTTCGCCCAGTCTCTCGCAAAGACTGTTCACCACATCGTCCTCGACGCTCGAAAACGCAAGCGAGCCTCCGGGAACCTGTGATAGGCATCCGTCGCCGATGAGCACGCCGAGCACGTAGGGGTCGATTGGAAGCTCCTTGCGCGACATCTCAACGGCATCATTGACCGGCACCCTCCAACGATACGCCTTGCCGCTCATCAGGCCACGCGCGATCATCTCGCCGAGCGTCATGGTGCGCTCCGAAACGCAAGGAATGCCGTTCGCCTTCGTCTTGTACGCCGTCGTCCACAAATGGTCGATGCAGCAATCGGCATGTCGCCCGTCGGCAAGATGCACCCGGTACGCACGCTTTTTGCCCTGCGGGTACACTCCTATAACCCGTGCAAGCGTGCCTCGGCGCGTTCGCACCTTGTCGCCTACGCGAATCTCGCCCATCGGCTTGAACCCATGCTCCGTGAGAACCTTCGAGTAAAGCGGCTGGGCCTTGCCCTTGCCCGTCGGGGCGACGAGAACCGCAAGCTCGCCGGGCTTGATGCCGCCCGTCTCCACGTTCAGCTCCTCGAAGGGGTACGGCGCGCCGACCTCGGCCAGCTTCGCGTTCGCCATCTTCTTGTACAGCTCCATGCTCTCGCCGTCGCCGTACACGATCTTCTGCTGCCTCGGCGTTACGTTGTCAACGATCACGGACAGGGTGTCGCGCAGCATCTTCACCTTCTGCTCCGCGTCAAGCCCCATGTTCTCAACGCCCATGCGCAGCGCGTCGGTAAGCTGGAACTCGCAGTACTGGTCTTTGAGCTTCTTCGACAGGTACGACGGCGCGGCACCTGCCGCCCCCTGCGTCAGCGCGTCGTAGTCGGGGAACCGCTCGCGCAGCACGTCGAGCGTGGGCGCTCCCCTCATGGCCGCGAAGTTCAGGAAGTAGTCGCTGGCGAAGCTGTACATCTCCGCCATCTTCGGGTCGGCGAACTGCGACGCGTCGATGCCCGACTGGTAGTAGACCATGAGGGCGTTCGGGTCGGTCAAGGTCGCGGCGATCTCCGTCTCTACGTCGAGGGCCATTACCATATCCTCCCGCCGCGTCGGCGCTCGCGCGCTTTCTCGCGCATGTCCTCGCCGTCCACGCGCACGAGGTCGAAGCTCTCCGTGAACAACGATAGGACGTACTTGTTGTAGGCGGTCTCCAACCCCGAAGGGCACGACAGGTTCGTCGTGACGATGGTGGGCCGCGACTGCTGCGTGCGCACGCGCAGAAGGTTCTCGATCTGCCCTATGGCGTAGTCGGTGCCCTTCGCGCCGAAGCCTCCCTCTATCTCCTTGCCGAGGTCGTCTAGGACGAGGACGCGGGCAGCGTCTATCTTGCGCTTGTACCACTTCGCGTACTTCGCGTTGTTCCACCCCCGCTTCGTGTTCTCGATGTAGTCCTTGGCCGTGGTCATGTAGCACTCGATGCCGCGCCGCACGGCCTCCTTCAGGGCGAAGGAGGCGAGCATCGTCTTCCCCGTGCCAGCCTTGCCGAACATGACGAACCCGCGCCCTTCGAGCATGTTCACGTCGAGCGCGTCGATGTATCCCTTCACGAACGCCTGCGCGTTCCGGTCTCCGAAATAGTCGTTCCAGTTCAAGCGCTGGTAGGTGAGGCCGATGCCCGCGTTCAGGTAGTGCTTGTAACGCTGTAGCTGGTCGGCGCAGTTGCACCGCATCAGCGCGCCGTCAACGACCACCGTGCCGTCCACCCCCTCGCCGCAGTTCTTCATGCAGGTGGGGCAGAAGTACAGGTGGCTCGCTCCGAGGTCGGGGTAAACCTCGTACAGCTCGTCAGCGTCGTCCTGCGACAGCGCCATGTCCACGAGGGCCGAATCTTCGAGCCTCCCCGTCACATCCATAGGTTCTCCTTGCCCTCGTCCGCCTTCAGCTCCGTCAGCGCAAGATCGGTGAGCCACCGGAATCGCTTCGAGAACATTTCCTTGCCAACGGGGTTCCCGCGGTTGCGCCCCTTCCACTTCGAGAAGACGAACCGAGTTATCCTCGCCGCGTCCTCCGCGCCGTAGTCGCGGACGAACTGCTGCACGCTGCGCATCACCGGCGCGGTGAACATGGTGCGCTGCTGCATGGGGTCTACGTTGAAGAACTCGATGTAGCCCTTGCGGAAGATGTCGAACACCTTCCTCGCGTCGTCGTCCGTCGCGTATATGTTATGCGGTGTACCCGCTATCGCCGCCAAGTCCACTGGCATCACACACCTTGCCTATAACGTCTGCGGCCTCCTCCGGCCCCAGCTCCAACACAACCCCTCCGAAAGGCCCCCACAGGCTCTCTCCGACCTTGAAAACGAAGTCCAGAGGGAAGGCACCGTAAACCGCCTCATGCTCCTCTAGCAGCGTCCTGTACGGCTCGCCGCCGTCCGTGAGGTCTGCAACGTCGAACGGCGTGTCCCGGTGCACGACCAGCTGCAACGGGCGGTACAGATAGGCGAGGCCGCGCACGGCCTCGTTGACCATCATCGCGTCGCATAGGAGCTGGTTCACCGAGAAGGCCGCTGCGGCCACGTCGCCCATGGCGAACGGGGTCTTCCTGCGGTACACCTCGAACACGCTGTTCGCATGCCTCACGCAGGGGACGAACCGGCGGGCGAACGCCGCGCGCTCCAACGCGTCCCCTCCCGTCACGGCCACGTTGAGAATCATCGCCGCGCCGCCGCCTGCTGCTGCGCGAGCATCGCCTTGTTGGCGATCTTCTGCGCGATGCTGTCTATCTCCTCCTCGCAGATGGCCTCGCAGTCATGGTTCATCTGGTGCATGACGGCGGCGAGGTATTCCGTTGGCGGGTAGCCGGGGCCGATCTTGGCCGTCAGGGCCGCGCCCTTCTTTATCCAGTCGCCGTTGGGGGACTGGATGGAGAAGTTCACGCTTATCTCCGCCTCGACATGGTACACGCCGAGCTGCGCCGTGGTCTGCGGCTGGCCCTGCTGCGGCGCGGTCTGCTGCCCCTCCATGCTACTTCACCACCAGAGACGATGCGATCTTGCCTTGCGCGGCGGCCTTCTCGTCGGCCTTGGAGAACTGGCGCAGCATGGTCTTGAAGGTGGCGGGGACGCTCACGGAGACCTCCGGGTCGTCGAACAGCTCCTTCGGCACCTTCAGGTTCTGGCCGAGCATCGCCTGCTCCAACTTCGCCTCGTCGATCTCGCGGGGCATCGAGACGGGGCGCGTGACCGACTTGAAAGCGTCCCAAGCCCTGCCGCTGCGGTCGTTGATGTCCTCTTCGTAGAGGCGGCACAGACCGGCGAGAAGCCCCTGCTCGGTGATGTCAACGGCCTCCTTGCGCGCGAACTCGCGGCACACCTTCTTCTGCTCCTCCATGCCGTACACGGACACGGGGGTTCCGTTGTCGGTGTACTCCTCCGTGAGGCGCGCCGCCTCTTCCTTCATGGCCTCGTATTCGAGTTCGGCGATCTCCGCCGCCTTCTTCTTCTCGGCGTACAGCTTCACGAAGGCGTTTGCCTTCGCCGGGTCTGACAGGTCTTTGGGCTGGTAGTCTTGGATTGCGAGGACTTCCTTGCCGACCTTGATGATCTCTGCCATCGTTCCATCTCCTTTTGTTGGTTGCAATGACAAGTCATATGTTAAACGGTCTCGCGACCGTTGTAAAGATAAAAGTTAAGAATAAAAGTTAAGACTTACTGCACGACATCCCATGTCTCGCCGCCGTCTGCGGACTGCGTGATGAAGGTGCTCGGCGGGAAGTTCGCGACGGCGTAGTCAACCATCGCCTTCAGCTTGGACGGGTCTCGGTCGAATATCTCGAAGCCGATCTGCGGGGCGCTCCCCGACTGCGCCATCACGGCCAGAAGCTCCAAGCCGGTGCAGGTGATGCAGTCCCACGAGAAGGCCAGCCAGCCGATGCCGTGGTTAAGCTCTACGGCGCGGGGGTCGTCCGTCCACACGTAGTTCGTCCTCATGTTCTCCGGCGTGCGCGCCAGCCACACGTTGATGCGCGCCGCTACGAATCTGCGTCCCATTCCCGCTCCTTAAAAGCCGAGTAAGTATTCCATGTCGTTCATCATATCATTCTCGCCAGCCGCTTCATACTCGCCTATGCCCATCTCCTGCGCCAGCGCCTTGCGGCCCGCCATGGTCTCCTCTATGCGCTCCTCGATTGTGTCGCGCGTCACGAAGCGGTATATGGTCACGCAGTCGTGCTTGGAGCTGATGCGGTGGATGCGGTCGCTGCGCTGCTGGTAGCGCGAATGCAGCGGCGGCGTGTCGTAGTGGAGCAGGTAGCGCCCCTCCGGAAGGTCTATGCCCTCGCGCCCAGCGTCGGACATGAGCATGAGGTTGTAGGTGCTCCCCTCTCGGAAAGACCGCTCGATCACGCCGCGCTGCGCGTCCGTCTGCCCTCCCATGTACATGAGCGGGCGGTAGCGCTCCAAGTGCTTCGACAGCGGTATGAGGCAGTTGTGCGTGTGCTGGGCGAACACCACCATCTTCTCGCCGCCTCCCATGATCTGGTCTACCAGCTCCTCGGTCGCCTTCAGCTTCTCGCTGTTCTTAGACCCCGCAAGCTCCGGCGCGTGGCGCTGCACTATCCGGCGAATCTCGCGCAGCTGCTCGTCCCAGAACGGGTTGTCGCCTTCGTAGCGCCACACGTCCTCCATCAGAAGAACCTCCGGCATCCTGCACACGCGCTGAAGCATGAGCATGAACAGCGAGCGCTGCTTCTCGTCCCGGTCTACGCTGCCGCCGTACGCGGCGATCTCGTCGTACAGGGCGCGCTCCGGCGGCGACAGCTCCAAGTCAAGCACGATCTCCTGACGCTTGGGGAACTCCGCCGCTATCTCCGGGTTGGTCTTCTCCGCCATGAACACGCGGGGAGCCGAAAGCAGCCCCATAACGTCGAGGTTCTGGAAGCCGAGGTAGCGGTTCCACATGTCGCGCTCGCCGTTGCCGTACGTGAAGTAGTGCTCGAAGTCCTTCACGGTGCCGTAGATCGAGGCATCGAGGATGTGCCATTCGTTGTAGTAGTCCTCCGGGCTTTTCTCCAACGGCGTGGCGGTCAGGCCGCACTTGAACCTGATGTCGAGCGTCTTTTCCAGCTTCTTGAACTTCTGGTGGCGGGGCCGCGCTCGGCTCTTCAACCGCTGAACCTCGTCGTACACGAAGAAAAGGTGCTTCCCGCGCAGGGCGCGCTCTATGAAGTTCCAGTCCTTCGTGTTGGTTCGGTCGTAGTTGACGACCCATATGTCGGAATCGTCGGTGTTGTACCACGCTTGGCGCTTCGCGGGCTTCGCGTTGCGGTTGACCGTGCCGACCGTCAGGCTCGTCGCCTTCTCCAACCACGGCACCCACTGCTTGACGAGCGGGGCCGGGCAGAACACCACGATCTTATCGACGGTGCCACGGTCGAACTCGCGCACGGCGAGCATCGTCCCCATGGCCGTCTTCCCCGTCCCGCACGAGCATATGAGCATGGTGTTGGGAACTCCGTCGAGCGCGTGGCCGCATCTGTTCTGAAACCTCTTCAGCTCGAACGGGAGCGTGAGGGACGGAGATTCGATGGGCGATTCGTCGCGCACCTGCCGCAAGCGCTCCGCCGCCCGCTCCGTGAACATGACCTCCATCGTCCTCGCCATGGTCTGGCACAGCTCGACGATGCGGTCGGAGTTCTTCAGCAGATGGTCGCGGGCGAGTATCCCGCTGTGGACGAACGGCATCAGCGCCGCCTCGTCGCCGTTGATCTTGAACTGCCCTCGGAACTCCTCGGACAGGTCAACGCAGACCGTCTCTTTCAACGCGCCTCCATCTCCCTTGGTTTTCCTCTAGTGTAAGACAAGAAGTTAAGAAAATCAAGTAAAAGAAGAACCCCCCTCGGATTGCCGTAGGGGGTTCTCGGCGCTCATTCAAGCAAGGAGATGGAATCACGCCTCGCTCATTATACCTCATCAGAAGAAGGAATACATGTAGTTTATCGTGTGCGTCGTGCTTCCCCCGACCGCGCTCTTGTACGTCACGACTATCTCGCCGTGCGAAAGGTCGATGGATGCCGGGAATGTCAGCGCTATGTCCTTCCCGACCGTGGCCGTTATGCCCGTCTGGGCCGTCTCGGAGCCGGGGTAGAAGCCGTTCACCTTGACCGACGATATGAAGGCCGTCGGCAGGACGGAGGGGTCGTAGCTCGCCTCCCCTTCGTATATGACGTACGCGCTGACGTGTATGGTGCGCGCCTGCACGCCGATCATGTTGAGCTGGTCGGTGACGCGCAGCCCGTCGGGGCCGACGTAGTACACGTCCGCGTAGCTGGCGATGGCGTTGAACCTCGCGGTCTTCGCCGCCACTCCGGGGAAGGTGATTCCGAGCGTGTTGTTCGAGGTCGTCGCCGTCCCCTTCCAATGCACGAGGTAGTCGTTCCCCGCCACCGTCTCGAAGTCGGTGAGCGTCTTGGAGAACGTCGGCTTGTAGGCGCTCATGTACTTGTCGTGGACGCTCTTCACGTCCCCCGTTGACAGGCTCAAATGCGGGTTCAGCAGCACGTAGGAAGACGTGCTCCATATCGCCGCGCCGAAGCTGGCGCTCGGAAGGTAGAACTCGGCTCCGTCCATACTGCCCTGCGCGTCAGAATAGTAGAAGTAGCCGGGGTCGAACGCCGTGATGGCGGCCAGAGAGCTTGTTATGGCGAGCGTCGCCGTGCTCTGGTTCACCTTGACCGTGAGCGTCGCCGTGCCAGCGGCCACGTAATCGACGGAGCAGGTCTTGCCGACGGTCATGCGGAACGCCGTCGTGTTGCTTATCGTCCACGTCGCCGCCGACGAGCCGTTGCGCGTGTCGTACCGGATGTCGCCGATGACGTAGGTCGCGTAGAACTCGTTCGTATAGCTCACGTAGTCCGTCGCGCCGAGACGGTTGATCTTCAGCTCCTTTATGTGGGGGTCGAGCGCAACGCCGGAGCTGTCGATGGCGGAGACCGTGTACGTCTTGGAAGGGTCGTAGTTCTCCAACTGGTAGGAGGTGAGGCGCGTCTTGCCCACCAGCTCGTCGTCCGCGTAGATGTAGTAGACGAACACGCCGTTGCCGCCCTTCGCCTCCGTCCACGTCGCATAGCCGACAATCGACACGGCGAAGTCGCTCTCGCCGTCTGCGGTGTTCCACGTGAGCGCGTCAGGCGTTCCGAGCTGGTAGTCGGGCTGCGGTATGAGGGCGAACGCCTGAAGCCATTCCTCCGGGTTGTTGCTCATGACGCGCGCCTTCAGCGTGTTCGTCGGGCGCGGGAGCGTCATCCGGGAGTAGGCCTTGTTCGGAAGGTCGTACCACTGGTACCACTTGTTGCCGCCGTCCGGGCTGAACTCCCACAGGAGGTTCGAGTAGAGGAACATCGAGTTGTCGAACCACGCGGTTCCCGCGCCGGTCGTGTACAGATCGAACGAGAGGCCCACGCTCTCCGTGGTGTCGTCGTTCTTGCCCCAGCTGCGCCCCTTCTCCATCTCCTGCGGGTAGTAGCCGAACGTCTGGCGCGTATGGTACTCCGGGCCTTCGCCCTGCGGGCCGATCTCGTCGAGGACGGCGAACATGTTAGCGCCCGTCGTCGCGCGCGGGTCGGTGGGCGGCTCGAACGTGGGTGTCCACGCCGACTTGGTGCGGGCGAAGAAGCGGGCGGCCTCGTCCACCGTCTTGCGCTCGCCGATGCCGGTCTCCACCGACGGGTCGAACACGTTGTAGGAGTATTCGCCGAGCCGCCTCTGCCCGTAGCGCACCATGCGCACGAAGCCCTTGGCGGGCTTCCCGTCCTCGAAGCAGTTTCCTATCCTCATCGTAGGGTTCACAGCGTCCTCCATTTGCCGCGAGCGAAGACGTAGACCGCCTCCGATTCTCTCCACTTGCCGTTGACGTACACGCTCGCGAGGCCCTGATGCCATCTCGCCCCGTTCGGAACGTCGTAGCGCCATATCAGGCCGCCGTAGTAATCGACGACCGCCTGAACGTCCGCGCCGTTGCGCATATGAACCGCGCGCCCCTTCGCGTCGTAGGAGCGCAGCGTGAACGTCTGGGAGGTGCGCGGCCTCTGCCGCTTCAAAGCCACCTCGACCGACTTGATTCCGGCCTGCTCGCTTCGGGCATCGGATGCCTTCCACGAGCGCACGAGGCCGTCAACGCTCCCCACAAGCTCGTAGCGCGCCACGGGGTAGGAGCCGTCTTCCCAGCCGGAGTAGTAGAACCTCACGGTCTCCCCGGCGCACAGAACCTCGTTCCGCGTTCCCCTGCGACCGATGCACCAGAGCTGCGTCGGGCCGTAGCTGGGTATCTCGAAGTAGGACACCGCGTCAGACCAAGCGACCTGCTTGCTCCACGCCTGACCGTCGTAGGTTCGGATGCCGAAGAACAGCTTGTCGCCCGTCTTGATGTCGAAGAACGACGACGGCTGAACGCTGGCCGACGTGCTGCCGATGCCCTCGACCGCCCGCACGAACTTCGCGTGCTGCGCAACGGTGTCGGGGTTGCGAGCGCCCGACGGCACCGAATCGCCACGGTAGACGAACAGGTCGTACCCCTTCGCGCCGTTGCAGCGGTTCCACGACACCGCCACGGGCTGCGTGGCGGCTTGGATTATCTCGATCTTCGGAGGCTCGGCCTTGACCTGCGACGGGGTTGCGGGGCGCGGGTACGCGCCCTCGTGCCACGTGACGGTGTACATGCCGTCCTTGTTGTTCATGAACGCGCCGTCCTGCGGGCACGGCCTGCTGGCGTAGTAGCCTTGGCCGTAGCGCCCTTCCCAGTTCGTGATCTCGTTGTCCTCGAAGCTGCCCGTCCACGGGCGCACGATCATGGGGCATATCGTCAGGTTCTCGTCGTCGGTTCCTATGGGAACGTCCGCGTCGAAGACGGTGTAGGGGCCGTGCCACATGGTGCCGTCCCGGTCTCCGGCCCACGAGCCGTTAAGCCCCCAGTCGGCGTACTGCCCCCAGAACTTCCGCCCGCTCTTGATGGTCGCGCTCTGGTACACGCCGTTGACCCAGCACTGGTGCCCGATGGCGTAGCTGAAGAACGAGTTGTAGTACCTCATGCGAACCCAGCACTTTATGCGCACATGGGTGGAGCGCGCGGTGCGGCCCCACGTCTCCACGGTGTAGCTGTACATGGTGTTGGGCTGTCCGTTGCTCTGCGTCCAGCCCTCTAGCGGCATGCCTTTGACGAACCATCCCATCATCTCACCGCCATATCTTCATATCTCCAAACATATCCAGCAGCCGTATGATGTCCACGTTTCCCGCTGCATATTAGGTATATGTTTTGAACGGTCGTCGATACATTTCTCGCCGCATCCGCAATGGAAGAGAAACGACCGATTTCCTTGCCACTCAACGGGTCTATCTGAACAACCGCCCTGCCACGCTGCTCGGTTTTGCTCCTCCTCATGCGCTCTTTCGTCGGGGCGTAATTGATATTGTCGGATGCAGTGACCCATTCGAGATTCGACACTCGGTTATTCGACCTGTCGCAATCAATATGGTTTATAAAGGGCTTGCCGTCATCGTTCTGAATGAATGCAGCCGCTACAAGACGATGGACAAGCGCATTCTCAACGTTCTTGTTTCGGGTCAGCCGAACCACCATGTAGCCGTTGGACATGACCTTCTGCTTTAGCACAATTCCCGCATATTCACGAACCGTGCCGTTCCTGTACCTAACAATTCGGTCAAGACTTCGCACGCGTCCAAGATCACTCACCTGATAGCAGCCCTCGTAGCCCTTTATGTCGCGCCACTCTTCCATCGTATGCATCCTTTAGTCGATGTAACGAATGTACAGATCGCCGTCGCGCAGGTCTTTCGGCAGCGATGCCCTGTCCGGGTCTGCCGTGCCGTAGAAGATGCGGTAGAGGTCGGTGATCTGGCTCATGGTGTGGGTGTGAACCTTGGCGGCGGCGGGAAGCGTAACGTCTTCAGCGCCGTCGATGAACGTGTCGGCAGCGCCGTCTATCTTGATCGTGAAGCCGGGGTCGAGCTTCCCCGACGCGCTGGCGCTGTCGGCGTTGGGGACGTACTCCGGCGTTGGATGGTAGTGCTGGGTCGTGACCCATCGCGTCATGCCTCCGGGCTTGCCGTCGTCCGCGCGCTTCTGAAGGTAGGCATCGACCATGAAGGTGCCGTCGGCGGGAACGGTCGCCACCACGATGGGGTCGCCGTTCTCGTCCTTGCCGACGGTTATGTTCGCGCTGCCCCCGTTCGAGACGAGCTTGGCCTTCTCGATCTTGTCGAAGATCGCGCCGCCCACCTGTTTGCGGAACAGCGCCACGTCCTGCGCGGTGTCGGCCTCCCCCTGCTGCGGGGCCGGGAAGTCCCAATCTCGGTCGGCTGCGTCGATTTCGAGGGTGTAGGCCATCTTACCTCTCCTTAGTACACGCCGTTGTCGTAGACGGCTTCGTTGTACACGTTGTTTATGCACTCGCGCTGCACGCCGTCAATCCACACGTCCATGCTGCGCCTGTTCTTGTCGTTCGGGTCGATGCGCCCCGGCGCGGAATGCACCGGCTCGCTGCCCTGCTCGCCCCATTGTATCAGCACGTAGGACTTCACGCCCGCCTTGAACGGCGCGGGGCTTTTGTCCGCGAAGGTGTTCACGAAGCCGTCAGGCTCGACTATGCGCACCATGAGCTGCTGTTCGTAGGTGTAGACGCTGAAGCGCCTGCTCTCGTCCATGTAGTCGATGATGTAGCGCTCCTCGGCGGTGCCGCGCTGCCCCGACGGCACGCGGGCCAATGCCTCGTCCGGGATGTACTCGAACGTCAGGAAGCCCGCGCCAGCGTCGATGCGGAACGCCTCCTCGATCTGAAGCGACGCTTCCGCGTCGTCGATGTGAGCGCCCTTCTTCGCCTCGTAGGATATGGTTCCCCTCGGGTCGTTCACGGCCATCTCGTAGCACGGCTGCTCCAAGGGCTTGAACACCTTGTGGTAGTCCCTCATCGGAGCGCGCGTCTCGTTCGGGTTCCCGAAGTACACGTAGTACGCCCCCACGAACTGGTTGAGGTCGTAGTCGTAGTAGCCCTCCGCTTTCGTGCCTGCGGGAATCTCGTCCTGCACCCGGAACCACAGCTCCATGTTGTCCGTGATGTCGCAGTCGATCTCTTGGCACTCCACGCCGTTGTAGTAGATCACGCGGAAGTCCTTCAGGTCTTGGCGCACCATGGGCGCTGTCTGCGCCCGCAGGATGGAGAAGTCGATGTTCGGCACGAACACCGTGGTTCCGGTCGGCACGAAGCCCGACAGCGGTATGCGCAGGCGGTAGTCGTACGCGTTGCTCCACCACATGCCGCCGGTCTGGGGCGTGAACACCGTGCCGATGGTCGTCCACTTGCCGCCCTCGACTTCGTAGCGCATGTTGAACACTTCCTCGTCGGAGAGGTCTTTGCAGCGCAGGTTCCACGTCCGCGCCTCGACGCTGAACACGTCAACCTGAACCGACGCTATGGCCTGCGAGCGGACGAGCTTGCTCTGCGACTGTATGCCGATCTCGTCGCCGTCGTCGGGTGCCGGTGTGTACGGTGTCGCCTTGCTCCCCGATTCCAGCTTCAGGGTGCCCTTCCTCACCTCGACCCATTTGGTAGCGTCGTACGAAGCGCGCCCGTAGAACAGCAGGACTTGGTAGTTCGTCCTGACGTTCGCGTTCGCCATGCTGAACGTCCATTCGTACCTGTTCCACTCGGTCTCCGACATGGCGGACGGGTTCTTCGACGCTATCGACACGTTCGGTGCCGTCTTCTGCAAGAAGTAGAACGAGCCGAACGAATCTATGTTCCCACGGTACTCGAAGGACAGCGTTACCGTCTCGCCGTCCTGCACGCAGCCGGGGAACGCGAGCGGCACCGACATGCTCGCGTTCGCGCTTCCGCCGAACGTCAGGCGCAGGGCCTCCCCCACGTCGGTCAGCTTGCCCGAACTTGCGGCGTACAGGCTTATGCCGTCCTGCCCGTTCGCCGTCGCCGTTATGGGCATCTCCTTGGTGAACTTCAGCAGGTTCACCCCCGGCCCGCTGGCGGGAGCGTCCATCTTCAGCACGGTTCCCGAAACGCCGAACTCGGTGCTCTCAACCTCGGCGTTCAGGCCGCTCCACTCCTCGATCATGTCGGAAGGGTGGTCGAACACCTCGCGCGGCGGGTTCTGGTTCACGGCGAAGTCAAAGCTCTTGAACGCCACCGCGCTGTTCACGTTGACGAACTCCAAGCTGTTCATCTCCTCGGTGGAGGGAACCATGCGCTCGTCGCGCGTCAGCTCGAAGCCCACGTTCTTGTCGATCACCGAAGCGTCGTTGGCGAACGCTAGGAACTCGCTGTCAGGCTCGACCGCCGCGCGGAGGCCCGACAGGCCGAACGACACCTCGCGTATGGCCGCGACGAACGCAAGCTCGTCGGAGCGCTCGCGGCGCACGGTCTTGTAGGCGTGCCGCCCGTCTTCGTAGAAGCGCATCTTCACCGTCTTGCCCTCGACCGGCTCGCGCGGCGACTGCGGAAGCTGCCGCTCGTAGCGCATGTTCTCCGCGAGGACGGAGCTGATCGCCCCGTTGTCCGTGAAGCGCCAGCTCGCCGGTGTCACCAGCGAGGGGAGGTACAGGGGATTGTAGCTCTGCGATATGATGTCCTCGATGCCGCGCTGGCGCTCGGCCTCTTGGTAGATGTTCGACGTTCCGATGGCATCGTACACCCCGAGCCGGTCTTCGTAGATCGGGCTGTCCTGCGTGGTGAGGAGCTGGCGGTACAGCTCGGTCGCGTAGGTGCTGGCGGGCTGCTGCTCGAAGTAGTGCTTCACCTCGTAGGGGTATTCCAGCTCCTCGACCTCGATGCCGTCCGACACAACCGTGTAGGGGATGGCCGACAGGCCGGTGAACTCCAACTTGACGAACGTGCACTTGCGCAGCGGCAGCGAGTAGTCGGCGCTCTGCAAGGAGTACACGGCGGGGTACGGCTTCCACGATGCCGTCTCCCAGTCGCCGTCCTCCGTCGAGTAGACGTTCATCTGGCACCCGCCGTACACCGCGTCGATTCTCATGGAGTTCACGCGCGAGGCGTTGCCGCTCGCGTCCCTCAAATCGAACACGAGCCATTCTAAGGCGCTCTGCGTGACGTTCGGCTTGCTGCACCAGAACGTGGACGGCATGCCGTCGTGCAGCCTCTCCGGGCCGCTCACGGCCATCTCCGTCTCCACCTTGTTGCCGAACGGGTCGGAGAACACGGCGGGCGCGAAGTCCTCTGCGTCCATCACGTCGTAATGGAGCGACAGACCGGCCATGTCTATGGAGAACGGGAAGTCGTCGGCCTTCAGAGCGCCGTCCGGCAGCGTCTTGTAGTAGGGCGCTTCGAGGCGCGTGAAGACGAGGCGGAAGCCGTAGGCCGTCGCGAGGTTGAAGCGGAACGTAACCGTCGCCATGTCGCCCGTCACCGAAGCGCCGCCCCACGAGCGCGAGGTGTAGGACAGCGGCGTGCCAAGCTCGTTGGTGAGCTGAAGCCACGTTCCGGCCTCCTCGTCCACGAGGACGTACGGGACGATCTCCACGGGCTTCTTCGACACCTCGAACTCCAAGCGGTTCACCGGCACGCCCTTCTGAAGGCGAACCTCGAACCACTCGTGCGGCCTGTCCGCCGGATAGGCCTCGTCGCTCGACCAGATGCGCGAGCTGCGCGCGTCCTCGCTGAACTGGCGCTGCACGACGGGGATGTACTCGACGGGGTACGACCAGTCCACCATGCCGTCGGAGCCGTAGTACGAAGCGCTGTAAAGGCGGCTCGCAACGTCGGACACGGCGTTCGCCGCCTTCTGCAAGTCCGTCCGCTCCGACGTGCCGAGCGACCTGAACGCCGCCGCATGGCGCACGTCGTACGCCCCTATGTGCTCCGTCGATGCCGTCGCGTCCTCGATGGTGTAGGTGAAGTCGAACGTCTCCTCCTGATGGTTCACGAGGGCCTGCGTGGGGGCCTCGCGCCGCTCGTTGGGGGAGACCCACAGGTTCAGGTCGTCGTCAACGTCGTACTCCCAGTCGGGCCGCCCCGTGACGTAGCGCTTGATCTGCCACAGGGAGCTTGACGCGAAGACATCTGCCACGGGCACGTCGGAATCGGGCCTCGTCTCCAAGATGAGGCTGTTGAAGAACTCGTCGCGCTGCACGACGGTTATGACCGCATCCTGCGGCCTTATCCTCTTCGTTACCTTGTTGATGTTGTAGCGCTCCGCCTCGGTCACCTCGTCGGCATCGACGACCACAACGTACTCGTTGTAGTCGGCCTGCGGGTACACGCCGGGCCGAAGGCTCGCCTGATCGCCGTCGTCCACGTTGACGCTCTCGTAGAACTTCCACGCTTCGAGAACCTTGCACGGCTTTCCGCACGCCGCCTCCGATGCGAGGCGTATGCCGAAGGCGGTGCCGCCGTACTGGAAGGCCGTCACGTACTTGTGGATGCGCGCGCGGTACTTGGCATCCTTCGCGTCGGCCTCGTCCTCCTGCTCCTTCGTGACGAGGCGCGTGCACGGGTCGAACGCGTACGATTCGCTTTCGAGCCGCCTGAAGCCGAGCACGCGACCGTAGAACTCGTCGAGGTCGTTGTAGTGCGTCTCGTCGAGGCTCGTCTGCAAGCGCTTCAGCATGAGGTGGTTGCGCGCGGCCTCGACACCAGCGCCGCCGCAGAGAGCGTCGAGCAGGCGCACCATGTGCGACGAGCGCTTCTTGCTGTAGACCTCCTCCGGGAGGCCGGAAAGGTACTCCGCCCTGTTCGTCGGGCGCAGCTTGTTCACGCCGCCCATGCTACATCCACCCCTGCTGCGTGCGGCTGTAGAAATGGACGTACTGGACGTAGAAGCATTCGTTGCCCTTCTGCCTGAAGTCGGTCGTGTACTGCGCCTTCTGCGTCTTCCCGTCGCGTTCGTACTCCACGATGCCGTACGCGCCGAAGGTGCCGGAGCCGTCGGCCACCTTACCGGCAGCGTCGGCCTGCGTCGAAACCCTCACGTTATCGACACCGGCGACGTTGGCCGCCACCGTCTCGATGTCGGAGAACTGGATTGTCTGGCCGAACGGAAGCGAGTTGGCCCAGTCTATCACGGCCTTCTCCACCGATGCCTTTATCGCGTCCCGCGTGTACACGCTGAACATGAGCGTGAGGTGAACGCCGTACCTGCGTCGGCGCACCTCGTGAACCAGCGTGTTGGCCGTGACCACGCTCTGCTTCCCCACGAGCTTCTGCACCTCGGAGGGCACCGTGTTGTAGACGAACGGGATGTTCAGCGGTGTCTCGTTGGTCAAGCTGATGTTCGTGCCAGCCGGAACGAAACTGTTCTTATCGCCGCTGTAGGTGCCCATAAGCTCCACAGCGTCCATGGCGCGCGAGCTGCCGTCTCGGTTCGCGTAGCCGGAATCGTACAGCATGCGGAACTGCTTGCCTTCTTGCAGGATGATGTCCGCGCCGACGTTTATCATGCCGTTGTAAGAGCGCATGACGGGCTGGTAGGACAGGGGTATGTACAGATTGTTCTCGGTCGGCATCGTCCCGTCGTCGTGCCGCCAGTTCCCACGGTTCTGCGCCGTGACGAGCTTGTTGAAGTCGATGAACTGAAGGTCGGCGACCGTCTGCCCGCTCTCGCCGTCCACGAACACCTCGACCGTCTTGATGCCGCCACGGTTCAGGTTGGACAGGTAGTCGTACTCGATGGTGATGAAGTCGCCGATGCTCGCCGCCTTGTAGACGTAGGACACCAGAACGGTCTGGCCCACGTAGTCGGCGGGGAACGAGGACGTTATCGTGATCTGGTTCCCGGACACCGTGAAGCCCGTCGTGATCGGCGTAACGCCGTCGTTCGACGTGATGCCGGACACGCGCAGGACGTTGGGCTGCGAAAGCGAGTAGGAGTTGCCCCGCATGACGGGGCCGATAAGCTCGGTCGTCGCCACGTCGTGGAAGGTTATCACGGCGTTCTCCGCGTCAACGTCGTACTCGCCGCGAGAGTACAGCTTGTCGGTGTCCGCGTTGCGCACCCAGAAGCGGTTCTGCACGTCGAGCATTTCGGCAACCTCGTCGATTGAGTACGTCGCCGTGTAGTTGCTCTGGACTGCCACCGTCTCCGTCCACGTGCTCTCCTGCCCGATGACCGATGCGCGGCTGTCGGCGGCATGCGCGAGCGCGAGGCCCAAGTACTGGTCTACGGTGCCGAACTCGCCACGGAATATCGTGTTCACGATTCGGGTGCGGAACTCCGCGTCCGTCTCCAAGTCGCGCCCGCCGGTCATGGGGAGGTCGTTCGTCACGCCGAAGTAGCCGGTGTAGCTCACGGAGTACGTGACGGTGTTGGCCGCGACGTTCGCCGCGCTGCCAGCGACGGTGGCGACCACCGGTATCTCCGCCTTGGTGACACCCTTCGCCATCTCCTGATAGCTCGTCGTCTGGAAGTACACGGCGGCCTGCGTCGCGGTCGCGGGCTTGTAGAACTGCGCGCCGTAGGCTATCGCCTGCACGCTGTCGGCGTTGTCGCGCGTGATGGAGATTGTGCCGCTCGCCGCCTGCGCCTGCTGGCGCGCGAAGCCGAACATCGCGCCGAAAGCGTCAAGCTCGGAGCCGCTGTAGGAATCGACCGACCACAGGGTGGTCGTTGTGTTCTCGTCAACCACGAGGCTCGCGAGCTGCGATGCCACGGCGGTGATGATCTTGCGCGTCGGGGTGCCGAGCGTCGTGCTCAACGTGGGGTCTACCGTCGCGAGCTGGTTTATGATGCTGGCCTCGAATTGCGCCTGCGTTTGTGCTGCCATGCCTTCTCCTTAGAGCGTCTGCGCGACGGAGACCTGCGTGGCCGCCGCCGTGCTCACGATGACGAGGACGTTCACGTTCGTGCCGGTCGCGCTG